AAAGTATTCCAAAAGTTTTGCGTTCAACTTTTGGGATATTCGTCAGGCAAATCCCTGAAGGGAAACAAAAAAGAAAAGCGCGAAAATCTTTCGACTTTCGCGCTTTTTTGCGGAGAGAGGGGCTCTAAGAGTAATTTTTTTATTCATAGTAAATTAGCTTCAAACATAGGCTAATAGTGTGGTTTTATAATTGGTTAGGTTTTCCACTTTACACCAACCATTACCAAACAAAAAACCTATATTCGGGTACTTTTTCGGGTACTTCATTTTTGCCCTTTTTCTTCGGTTTTCCCGAAGGTATCAAACTTAGCCATATTTTCCGCTTTGGCGGCATCCACTATTTTAATATAAGGTTTCATAGCTTTGTAGTCACTATGTCCTGTCCATTCCATTATGACATCAGCAGGAATACCCAAGCGCAGCGCATTTACTATAAAAGTCCTTCTTCCGCAATGGGTAGTTAGAACCGCGTGTTTCGGTACGACGGCTTCTATACGTTGGCTACCGCTATACGATACTACCCTAACAGGCTCATCAATACCGGCGACTTCGGCAGCTTCATGTAGATGCTCATTCATTTTTACGTTGGATAGAACAGGCAAAGCCTTATCGTTCGGCAAACCTACATTTTTATATTTGTCAAGAATTGAAAGTGCATAGCTATTTAACTCGATGTGTAACCGGTCTGTCGTTTTCTTTGTAACGATTGAAATAAACGGAGGAACGGCATCGCGCTTTATATCGGAAGTTCTAAGCCTTGCAACGTCAGAGTAACGCAAGCCCGTAAAGCAGCAAAAGCAAAAAACATCGCGCACAGGGCTAAGCGAAGGTTTGTTAGGCGGAAACTTGAAATTCAAAAAGTGGTGTAATTCTTCCCAACTTAAAAAGATGACTTCTTTGCAGTCCAACCCCTTAAATCGCGGTCTGTATTGCAGATGAGCCGTACCCGTATAATAACCGTTGGCGGAAGCCCAACGCAAGAACCAACGCAGGAAGCCGACATTTTTAGCTACCGTAGTGTTAAGCTGCCCTTCTTCGTTTTGCAAATATGAAACAAAGGCGGCAAAATCGGCTTTTGAAAAGTCTGTTAGGGAAAGTTCCGGACGAAAGTTGCGTAAATGAGTTTTTATGCTTGAAAATTTCGTGTAAGTTGCCTTAGTCCAATTATTAGTAGCACCCATTTCGGATGTAAACCTGTCGAACACGTCAAAGAAGCCCGGCTGTTGTTCCGCTTCTTCTTTTGTTTCGACAACCATACGCCCGATAGCTTCGTCAAAAGCCGCCTTAAACTCCTTGACAGTTGGGGCGCGGTGGTTGTCGAGTTCAAATCGCGTAAGCACTTCTTCGACTTTTGAAGAAAGATTGATTAAAGCGCGGTTTATTTCTCCGGCTGTTTGCTTATAGCTATTTTTTGCCCCCAATTTGACGCAGGAATTAGTATCATCCCATTTTGAAGGAGAGATAACATAGCCGGAACGTAAATCAGCGCGGACACACGACCAACTTACGCGAAGCCTTATAGCCGCTTCTTCCGCAACCGACTCCCCTTTGTTGTTGGGTTTTACATGAAGCCCTATTTTAATGGAATACTTCATTTCTTCTTCTCGATAATCATTTCGCCGCGCCCGGTCAGCAACCAATGCGCGGATATAGGATAATTAGCCACCATCGAATATAAGGCTTCTATTTCCAAATTTTTATATCGCGGTTGATAACCCGGCTTTGGGGTTATTCCGTAGCTTAAACGCATTTCCCTATAACGTGCCGAACTAAGGTTGTGTAGTTCGCAAAACTGATTGAGCGAATCAATCTTGCCGGTATTTATAAGCGCGTCAAGAGCGACAAAGAAACGGCGGCTTACGGCGTCGCTAATAGGCGAAGTGTTTACAGTTGTTCGCGGCATAAGGAAGCGTTTATATTAGACACCATTGTTTCATATTCGCACTTCGGAACTAACGCCGTTTCCTTTCCCGACAAATAGGCTTCTTCCAAAGCGTCAAAGATAGAACCGGGAATAAAGGGATAATAAGCCCGGTTACTATAATACTTATCTACATTTATTTCTATCATACAGCTTTCAGTTATTTTTCTCGAATTTTCGATTTAAGCGCATTTCCCATTAAAATGGTAGTGTTACCCTACTAAGCGGAAAACGTCAAAATTAGGGGCGTTTCTGTGCGTTTGGTAGTATCACTATAATACGCTTCATTTTTTCCAATTTCATAGCGTAACACTCTCTATAATAATGTATATGAGTTACCATAAGGAAACCTTTTTGCCAAAGACTAAACGGCAGCGGCACATCCGGCATTTCCTTCCGTTCGGGCATTGGCTTTTTTGGTAAGTTCGGCGAGTGTTTCGATTGTCCTTTGCTGGCTTTCTATTATAGAGAGCAAACGCGCCTTTTCCTCTTTGGCATCTTCAAGGAGTTTATACAGCATTTCCGTAGGGGCTAATTCCGTGCTTTTCGGCGTGCTGTCTTCTTCCGAGCGTACAGGTATAAGCATTTCGCCTTCTCCACGAATCAACCACACGGGATTAAGTTGCGGATATTGCTTTGTTATTGCTTCTAATTTGTCTGCTTTAATAGACTTCTTTATACTTGCGATATACGCAGAACCTACACCAATAGTACGGCAAAATTCCCTTTCGCTTATATTCAAATAAGAAACAAACTCTTTAAGTCGCTCTTTTACACTACTTTCATTTTGCATATCGTATCTTTATGTATCCAAAAGTTAAAAATCAAGCACACGGCGAAAATTGTATGCTTTTTATTTGCTTGTTGTATGCTTTTACATTACATTTGCACCGTGTTAGTTATTCATTCGCAAAGTTAAGCAAAAAATTGGCGGACAGCAATAGCAAAAACACGCTAATTTACAGAAAAATAAAAGCTATATGGTACACACAAGTAAGACAATTAACCGCAATTTCTTGATAAAAGCAAGCGGTATAGACGGAAAAGGAAAGCGTATAAACAAATTAGTAGGCGTTACCGGGCTTCTTGAATTGATAGGCGAAGCCTTAGCAGACAAATTTGTAACAAGAGCTTTTGAATCTGGGTTAGATTGCTGCCGGTGCAAACTTAGAAGGGGGCTGCGCATAACCTTTTATTGTAAGTAACAGATTGTATAAACACTATAAACAACAGCTATATGACAACAACAATGAACGACAACAGAGGGTGCAGCATTTGCGCCGCAGGAAGCGAGAATTACGAAACATTCAGTACCCGGATAGGAAGGAAAAGGGTTAAGCGTGTGCAGTACGATTATCGGCATACGGATGGCGAACTGTTTAGTTGCGTGGGAAACACGTTGGAGGATTGCAGACAACGCCGCGATAAGTGGTTAAAGGCTAAGACCGCTTGACGGGTAAGGGCGTGTTATTTCTTGAAGTGTATCAAAGTAATACAAAATAGAGGAATACCACATATAAGCCAACGGAAAGAGAATCCCTCTTGTAAAGGCTATAAACCGGTGACGGCGGAAACAGCACCGCAGCGCGGAACGCTTCGGGCGTAGGTGGGGCGAACCCACTACCGCGCACGAATTATCAACAATTAAAAACCAAACGATATGGTATTGACAGACACTAACAAAAGAACGGGGCGGCTCGGATTTACAAAAGGGCTGAACCAAGTAAAAATGGGAGATTACAAAGCGGTGGTAGCGGAGTTGTACCGGGCATTGGGAATAAACAACCGTAATAGCTTCTACGCTTACCGCGACGGCAAGATAGAGCCGAAAGTAACACAGGCGGAAGCGGTGGAAAGCGTATTTAACCGCTTCGGGATTACAAACATTTGGGGCGTATGAATTTTAAGGCAGAACTAAGCAAACGGGAAAACCAAGTAGCGGAGCTGCTCGCATGGGGCGCAAGCAAAAAGGAAGTAGCAAATAGATTGTTTGTTTCAACGCGCACAATCGAGAATACAGCCCGGAACATATACGCCAAATTGGGCATACAGAAAGCTACTGAGTTGTGCGTATGGTGGTTTTGCACGAAATGCGGAGTACCCGTAAGCCTTGACCCGTTGAAACGCGCCATTACAGCTATCGTACTCTTGCTTGTGTTGCTTCCGAGAGAATTATCCGGCAACGGGGATATTTTCAGAATCGGAAGGGATAAAAGGATAGTACGGATAACAAGGATTAGGCGTAACAATGAAGGAGAAGATAACACTTTCAATTTTCCAAATTTATAGACATGAGGAAGCTATATGATATTTTCGGTATTAAGTGGGAACGACCATTGAAATGGTACGAATACTTGCTGCTTGTTTGGTTGGGGCTATCATTTTGTTGCTTAGCCGTTGATATGGACACTATACCGCTTTGGGCGGTTGCGCTGATAGTCGGAAACTTCGGGGCTTCTGTGTGGGTTGGCGGAAAGATACTGCCGGATATAAAAGACATTGACGACGAATTTAGCAACGAATTGGAGGAGTAAAGATGAGAACGACAAACAGCAACAAAAGGGTTATAGACCTTACGCTCGGCGAACTTTTGGACGAAGTGGAAGCAAGAGTAAGGGCTATACGGGAAAACAAGCCGGAAGCGGAAGAAAGGGAGAAGCCCAAAAGGTATGTGTACGGACTGAAAGGATTGCAGAAACTTTTAGGGTGCAGCAAAACAACGGCTTCGCGCTTGAAGCAGTCCGGCAAGATAGACGGGGCGATAACGCAGGTTGGCGCATTGATTATTATCGACGCTGATAAGGCGTTGGAACTTGCAAAGAAGAACAACAAGAAACAATAACTTTTTAATAATTCAGCTATATGAATAAACAAGTAATCATTAAGCGTTTGACGCTTGTAAACTTCAAGGGTTTGCGGAATGTCGCAATAGATTTTAGCGACAATGTTACAACGATTAGCGGACGTAACGGTACAGGTAAAACGACTATCAAAGACGCTTTTAGTTGGCTTCTTTGGGGTAAGAACAGCGAAGGCGACACCGATAGCAAGTTTGGCATCAAGACCAACGACGCAGACGGCAATTTTATTCCCAACCTCGAACACGGCGTTACGGGTGTGTTTGAAATCATAGACAAGGAAACGGGAGCGGTTGAAACCGTAGAACTTCGCCGCGTACTTGTAGAGGAATGGAAAGTACCCAACGGGGAAACAAAACGTGTGCTGAAAGGACACCACACCGACTTTTTCTATAACGGTGTGCCATTGAAGACGAAAGCGGAATACGAAGCGCGGATTAACGCCATCATTCCCGAAGCAGTCTTTAAGATTATTACAGACCCCTACTATTTCCTTACGCTTCATTGGAAGGCACAGCGTGAAATGCTTTTGCAGATAGCAGGGAACGTAAGCGAAGAAGAAGTAGCGAGAGGTAGCGAACGTTTTGCCCTATTGCTTGCGCAGCTTACCGGAAAATCATTGGAAGACTATAAGCGAGAGGTAGCCGCAAAGAAAGCCAAGGTAAACGAACAACTCGAAAAGATACCGACAGCCATAAACGCAATTACACAGGTTACGCCGGAAGCACCGGATTACGAAGCGTTGGAGAAAGAAAAGGCAGCTTTGGAAGTGGAGCTTACACAAATAGACGAATCGGTAGCATCGGAAGCGGAAGCCAACCGGATAGCCTACGAGAAAGCATCGAAGACGCAAGCGGAGATTAACGCGAAACGGACACAGCAACAGAAACTGTTATTTGAAGCCAAAGACAAGGCGAGAAGCGAAGCGTATAAGAAAAACGAAGCCTACAACAAGGCAGAACGTGAACTGCGCCAAGTGGAATCAGACCAAACGAACGAAGAACGGCGGTACAACGCGGAGCGTTCCCGGCTTCAAGGTGACATCAGACGCACGGAAGAAAACAAAAGCAGATACAAGGCGCAACAGGACGAACTGCGCGAAAAGTGGTATTCGGTAAGTGCGGAAGAATTTACAGACACTTCCAACCTTGTATGTCCGTTGTTCAAACACGTATGCGCAGACCGGGAAGCATTAGAAAAATACGAAGCAGACCGGGAAGCAGCTCGAAACAAGTTCTACGAAGACAAACAGGCGCGGCTCGACAACATAAACAAGACCGGAACGCAGCTTACCCAAACGATAGAGGAACAAGACGCGGAAATAGCACGGCTTCAAGGATTGTTAGCCGAAACGGAAGAAAAGCACAAAACCGAAGTTTCCGGCTTCGCGGAAAAGCGCGAACAGTTGAAAAAGACGATGGACGCTAACCCACGTGTAAGCACAGAACCGAATATCAAAGGGGAAGACATACCCGAATGGGTTACGCTTCAAAGCGAGATAGAAACGCTTTCCGCCGGGCTTCCGAAACAGGATAGCACAACAGCGACCAATACCTCCGTACTTCGCAAGTGTAAGGCAGAAATAACCGCACGGCTTGACGAAGTAAAACAGAAATTGAACATTCGCGCAACCATTGAAACCAACGAAAAGCGGATTAAGGAGCTTAAAGCGGAAGCGGAAACGCTGGCGCAGGAAAAAGCCAACTTGCAGACCGAAGAAACCACAATAGACGATTTTGTTACGGCGCAGATGAACGAAGTAGAACGGCGCGTAAACGCATTGTTTAGCCGGGTACAGTTCAAGATGTACCGGACGCAGATAGAAGACGCGAAGCAAGTACCGGACTGCATTTGCTACATAGACGGCGTGAAGTATTCAGACAAGAACTCCGCCGGGAAAGTAAACGCCGGGCTTGACGTGATTAACACGCTTTGCGCGTTCCACGGGGTAAGCGCACCTATCTTCGTGGATAACGCAGAAAGCATCAACGAATTTATACCAGTAAACAGCCAACTCGTAAAGTTGGTGGTAACTACCGAAGACTTCAAGGTAAACAATTTCTAACCAATAAAAGAATAGCAATATGAATTACAAAGAAATCAAGTCCTACGAGGACGCTTGTAAGGTTTTGGGCGTTCAGCCCATCAGTGAAAACGCGGTAGCAGCTTTCCCGGCAGAAGACCGAAAAAGTATGTTAGCTTACCATAAGCTGACAATAATAGCACGAGCCATTAACGGAGGGTGGAAGCCGGATTGGAACAACAGAAGCCAATACAAGTATTACCCAGTATTCTACTACGAAAATGCCGGGCTTGCGTATGCGAATACGATTTACGCGGCTTCGAATACGAGTGCGAACGTCGGCTCCCGGCTTTGCTTTCAAACGGAAGCGATGAGCGACTACGCCGCCGCCACGTTCGCCGACCTATACACGGACTTCTATTGCCTTCCGGCTTCGGTGGAGAAAGAAGAAAGCCAACAGAGTAACAAGCAGCCCGGCGACTTCTTGAAAATGGCAACTGATATTATAGAAACACAGTTGCAGCCGTTGGCGCAGGAAAAGAAAACGCGCGGTGTTGTGCTGATTGCTTGCGACACGGACACGACGGACGAAAAAGGAGAAAGCGCAACCGGGGCAATTATTGGAATTGTCGGAAACGGAAAAGCGTTGGCACACGGAGTAGCCGAACTTATGACGCGGAAAGAATCCGCACCGCTTGTAAAACAGGCTACGGAACTTATAGCGATGCAAAGACTACAAGAGCGGATTAAGCAAGAGGGCGCGAAGTTCCTCGCGGAATTATTCACACAACAAGAAAAATAGAAATGACCATGTGCAATATAAAAGAGTTACCAAGTGCAGCCATAGAAGAAGCCAAAGGCAAGTTTGAAATGGCTTGCAAAGAAGCTATGACGTTGGAAATAGTGGGAAACGTTGCGGCAGCGTTCAACGCGGTAGGAGTTGTAACGCTACTTCGCGAAGCATTGACAAACGACATAATGGACGCAGTTTTTATGCCGCTTATGAACACTAAAATAGGCTTTATGACCGACCACACGGGAAAGCCAAACAGCAAGGGACAGACTTTGCCGCTTTATTCGCGCGACGTTGTACGCGATTGCATTATAGACGCGGTTATTATTGGCTTGCTTCCAACAGGAAACCAATTTAACATATTGGCGGAAAGGATGTACCCAACGAAGGAAGGATATACCGCGCTTCTTAAAAAATTGGGCGTTAGGTATATTATTGAGATTGGGCAAGACAAGAGCCAAAGCCCACAATACGCGGAACTTGCCTGTAAGATTAACTACGAGTACAACGGGGAAAAGAACAGTTTTACCGTGAACACAACCGTAGCAAAGAACGCTTACAGCAGCAACGACCAGATACGGGGGAAAGCGGAACGCAAGGCGAAGAAAGCGTTATACGAATACATTACCGGCTCGGACTTCGGGGACGGGGACGAATCAAGTACGGTAGTGGTGGATGCTGTTGCAGTTGAAATTAGGGATGAAGCGAACAAGGGCGAAGCTATCGGGATAGACCAAGCGACGGAGGAAAAAAACGTTATTGCAGAGGATAAACCGCAGCCACAACCACAGCCGCGACCACAACCGCAGAAGGCAACCGAAAGAAGCAACAACGCTAAACCGGCTTTCTGATTATGGAACTTACCGTTATAGGTTCAAGCAGTGAAGGCAACTCCTACGTTTTACAAAACGCAGGGGAAGCCTTGCTGCTTGAAGCAGGTAAGCCGTTCAAGCACACATTAGCGGCATTGGGCGGCAATTTGCGCAAGGTGGTAGGATGTCTTATAACGCACGAACACGGCGACCATGCCGGACGCATTAGCGAGGTACTTAATTACGCTGTTCCGGTATTCGCTTCGCAAGGAACGATAGAAGGAGCGGAAAAGTACATAAGGAGCAATTACCAACCCAACGCGATAAGAGCTGGTGCCGGAGGTTACGAACGTTTGAATTTGGGCGGCTTCACGGTTATACCGTTCCCGGCGAAGCACGATGCGGCAGAACCGCTCGGCTTCTACATTTGGCACGAAGAAACAGGCGGTATCTTGTTCGCTACCGACACCTACTATCTGCCTTGTACGTTCAAGGGGTTAAGCAACATTCTTATAGAGTGCAACTATGACCCGGACATATTGGCGCGTAGGGTTGCGGACGGAGATATACCGGAAGTTCTGCAAGAACGGGTAAGACGCAGCCACCTCAGTTATTACACTTGTTTAGACGCATTGAGGGCGAACGACCTAACGGCGGTAAACAACATTGTGTTAATCCATATCAGCGACGGAAACGGCAACGGTGTGGCATTTCGGGAAGGCATAGCGAAAGCAACCGGTAAAACGGTGCATATAGCGAAGCCCGGATTAAAAATCAAATTCAACAAAACACCATTTTAGCCATGCTCAAAGGATTTGATAAGGAAACGCAACCGCTTACCGAGTACGAAGAAAAGGAACTTTTGCCCGTCATATTAGCCGGGTTGAAGACGAAAACCGGTAAGGACAACGCGGTAACAAACCGGACGATTGTAATGCGGCTTACCATAGCCGGGTACAAGATAGACGAAGCCCGATGCAGGAAGATAATAAACCACATAAGGACTACCGACGCTTTGCCCGGATTGATAGCCACCTCCGGCGGCTACTTTTTGGCAACGACCGAAAATGAACTGATGGACTACGAAGAAAGCCTTTTAGGACGCGAAAACGCAATAAAGGAAGTGCGTTTAGCCATAGCAAGGCAACGTAGGATATTGTACGGCGACGCACAGAAGCCGAAAGAAGGAACATTGTTTTAATTCATAGTATGAACAAATTTAAGTAAGAAGATATGAAACAGCCCGAAAAGATACAGACACGCAAGGACGAAGTACGGTTTAAGACTTCGGACATACGCCGGATTATAGGAAAGTATTTGGCGGCAAACGTATTGAAAACGTGGAAAGAAGATTTTTTAGACGAAAGCATAGGCGAAGTAATTACGATTGAGCGCAATGAGATTTTGTTTGAACGTGGAAAGTATATAGATAACGATTTGGCTACTCGGATAAATTTCAGCATCCAAGCAGAAGACATCAAGGAAGTAGAGGTAAGCAACCAACGCCGATTAGCCACGCAGAACAAACGGACGGGACTTTACCCGTTTAAAGTAAGCGCGTCTATTGGAATGAAGCGGCATAACTTCATTTTACAGGCGCAGAACGCAACAAAGGCAATAGAAGTAGCAACCGACTTTATAGAATTGAACTTTTCCCAGTCTTTCGACATAACAGGCGTTAAGCTGATGGACGACGTTGTTATCCTTAACGACAGGTTGAGAAAGTATGTAGAAGCACAGGAAGGAGCGAACGAAGAAGGGGAAGAAGAAGACAACGCGGAGGAACAGCGCGGCGATGTCAAGTATTACAAGGTTGAAGCGGAAGTAACGATCAAGACGGAAGACGAAGAAGAACCGAATAAGACCTGCTACGACTTCATTGTACGCACGAAAGACGTAGATACGGCTAAGGTGGTAATAACGGCGTGGATTGATGCCAAGGTTAAAGAACGGACAGAAAAGGACGGGGACGAACGTAAGATAGTGGATATTTCCATACTTTCAGCCGCTCCGTTTGCTTGTAACGCTATTGTTGAAAAGGCTTTTTGCATGGCATACAAAGACGAAGAAGTAAAGTAATTAACCGGGGGCGCGTCTTCCGGCGTGCCCCATAAACAACAGCAAGCGATGAGCCAAGACAGTATAGTTATATTCCGAAACATCATACAGGCGTTGGACGTGTTACCGCCGGAATTGTATAAGGAAGTTTCCCGGTTGGTTTACGCATACGCTTTTGACGGCATCATGCCGCCGGAAAGCACAGAACCGACTACGCTTGCTTTGTTCCTTTCTTTCAAGCCGCAAATAGACTTCAACGTTAAGCGGTATGAGAGTTACCGGGAAAGAGGTAAGAAAGGCGGCGCACCGAAAGGGAACAACAACGCAAGGAAGATGCCAAAGGAAGAAGAAAGCGATGAAACGAAACAACTTGAAACAAGCAAAAACAACCTAAAACAAGCTAAAACAAGTTGTGAAGAGGTGAAACAAGCTAACGAAGATATAGAACAAGGCAAAACAACTAAAAACGACCTTATATCTATATCAGTATCTGAATCTATAAATAATAATTCTGTTGATGTTGTTGATGATAACGCGCACGCGCGAGAGAGAGAAAACAACAGGAAGTTTTTAGATGAGTTCTTCAAAGAAACGAACCGGGCGCAAATTGAGGTGATTTGTATGCAGCTTCACACAGACCCGGAAACTTTGCGGAGCGAAGCCGAAGAAGTCATAGCGGAATGGGAATTAACAGAAGCCACGCACAACGATTATACCGAGCAAGCGCGGCACTTGATAAACCAACTACGGATAAAATTCCGTTCAAAAGCGAATAACGATGGAAGAACAAGAAAGACAACAGCCGAAACAGCCACAACGGGTAAACTTGGAACTGTTTGCGAAAGCAATAAGGCAAAGAAGAAATTGCGCAGCACGATTTAGAATCGACCGTTATACGCAGGACGTACCGGCGATGTTGCGCGAGTGCTACCGCTACGAAGTGGAACGAAGGGGGCATGTTTTCAACGAAGACGAAGCCACAAAAGACCACATAATACGCGCGGCAAAGTGGTTGCTCGGAGTGAGTACGAAGCCGGGGTTATTCCTATACGGCGAGCCGGGAAACGGGAAAACGACCTTAGCCCGTTCGATTGTGCAGCTTATAGGGACGATATATTATAGCAGCCTTTCCACGGAGCGGAAAGAGGTAACAACCATTCCGGCATCAGCACTTACAGAAGCGGCACGAGGTGAAAAGCAGGATTTGTTAAACCGCTTGAAGGCAACCGAACTTCTTTACATAGACGATGTAGGAACAGAACCTGCGAGCGTGAAGGTTTGGGGTAACGAGGTTAGCCCGTTGGTTGATTTGCTTTACCACCGCTACGACCGCCAACTGTTTACGGTCATTACTTCAAATTTGATTGGCGACGAAGATATAGCACAGCGGTACGGCATACGGGTAGCCGACAGATTTATAGAGATGTTCGACTTAATAGGCTTCGAGAATCCAAGTTACAGACCAAGACTGACAGCGTTAAACAAGCCGTAGGCGCACAGAAACGCCCCGATATTCGACTAAAACGGCGGTTACGGTAAAGTGGACGTGCGAAGTGGGAAAACGCGCCAAAAGGAAGAAAAAAGGCAAATTAGGAAACTTCAAAAAACAAGGTATGAAAATATACATAAGCGGACAGATAACCGGGCTTCCGGTTGAGGAATACACGGAAAGATTTAATAAGGCGGAAGCCTACCTTACCGGGAAAGGCTACGAAGTAGTAAACCCACTTCGCAACGGCGTACCTTCCGGCGCACGTTGGCAGGAACAGATGAAAGCGGATATTAGACTGTTGCTTGATTGCGGCGCGATTTACTTGCTTGCTAATTGGGAGAAAAGCATCGGGGCGACGTTGGAACGCGAAATAGCAAAGGGGCTGGGATTGATTATTGAGTATGAGAAAACGCCGAAGCACCGCGATATAAAAGCGGCAATACTAACAGTTATGGGCGTTGATTTCAAATCAATAGCGGAAGACAGCCGTAACCGTTGGCACGTTTACGCCCGGATGATTTACGCGCACCATTGTAAGAAGCGCGGAGAGCATACGCAAGGGATAGCGGAAGAAACGAGCCACGACCAAAGCACGATATGCTACTACTTGCGCAACTACGATACGGAATACAGATTTAACCGTGAGTTTCGAGCCGCAGCCGAAAAGGTTGCGACCCTATTAAGTGAAAAGTTAAGCAACCCAACGGACGTATTAAAGTAATTCGATTATGAACGTATTAAGTTTATTCGACGGGATGAGTTGCGGCAGGATTGCGCTACATGAAGCCGGAATCAAGGTAAATAAATACTTTGCTTCGGAGATAGACAAACATGCCATAGCGCAAACGCAGCTTAATTTTCCAGATACGATACAATTAGGGGACGTTACCCAAGTGAAAGGCAGCGATCTTCCCAAAATAGACCTACTTATAGGTGGCTCACCGTGCCAAGGTTTCAGTTTTGCCGGAAAGCAGCTTAACTTCAAAGACCCTCGAAGCGTTCTTTTCTTTGAGTATGTACGCATATTGAGGGAACTAAAAGCAATTAACCCCAATATAAAGTTTTTGCTTGAAAACGTGAGGATGAGAAAAGAATACGAGTTTGTCATCAGCAACGAATTAGGTTTGTTCCCGGTTGAAATAAACAGCGCGTTAGTGAGTGCGCAAAACAGAGTGCGGCTCTATTGGACTAACATACGCACACGAACGGAGGGGCTTTTTTCGGAAGTATTTACCGATATACCGCAGCCGGAAGACAAAGGGCTGTTGTTGCAGGATATATTAGAACCGGAAAAGGACGTACCAAGCAAGTATGACGTTTCGCCATCTGCGAAAAGAAGGATAGAACGGTTATACGAAAAGAAAAGCGGATTTGCGCCAAGGATAGACCCGGAAAAATCGGGAGCTTTAACAGTAGGAGGTCAAAGTAGTAAAATGTCTTTGTGCGCAAGTACAACGCTTGTAACACCAAAGATATACCAACGACCGCGCGGAGAAAACAAAGGAGGATTTATTGAAGGGAAAACACCTACTTTAACCGCTTGCGCATGGGAACAGAACAACATCCTTTGCATTTCTTCAAACCAAGCACACGCAACGGTAGCAGTAAACAAGAGTACGCCGATGGTAGCGGCAATGGGTATGGGTGGCGGTCATATTCCTATGGTGGTTTCCGGCATATTCAGAACCCATAAAGCAGATTACGGTTTTAGGGAGATAAAAAGCGGGAAAGCAGGAACAATTCCGGCAAGGGCGCGGCAAGATGGGAGCGGCCAAAACGTAGCCATTATCGGCAAAAGGCTACGACGTTTAACCCCTACCGAGTGCGCACGGCTTCAAACTATACCGGATTGGTACGTTTGGAATTGTTCAGAAACGCAGATTTACAAGATGCTCGGCAACGGGTGGACGGTAGAAGTTATAAAACATATATTCAGCTATTTGTAAACATATTAAAGTAATTCGATATGGATAAAAGTATGAAACAACTAACTTTTGACTTCATAGACGAAATTGTACCCATTCCCGAATGTTCCGGGCTAATGGCTATGAGTGGATATAAAACACCCAAAGCGTTAGCCGACGAAATGGTACGGGAAACAAAGATTTGGCAAAAGCGGAATCCGGGTAAAGATGTAATGGAGATAATAACGCCGGATTGGAAAGAATATATTAACCATAAAATTAAAGAATTATGTTAGTGATTGAGTTTTGCGGTTTCGTGGGCAACGATGCCGAGATTAAGGAGTTTAACGGACAAAAGTTTATTTCGTTCAACGTGGCGACTTCCGAGCGTTACAAAGACGCACAGGGGAACACCGTAAGCCGCACAACGTGGATAAGCTGCTTAAAGCCCGGAGAAAGTGCGGTAGTGCAATACTTGAAGAAAGGTACGCAGGTATTTGTTAGGGGCGACTTTTCCGCAAAGACCTTTACGGGCGCGAACGGCGTACAGGTTGGAGTAAACTGCCGGGTAAGGGAACTTCAACTATTGGGTACAAAGCAGGACACAGGACAAACCGCAACGCAAGCCGGGCAACCGGTGGTACAAGCACCGACACAGCCGCAAGCACCGGCATACGGTAGTAACAACCCGTTTGGAGAAACAAACGATAATGATGATTTGCCATTTTAAGGAGTTAGTATGAAAACAGTAGTTTTGCTTAGTAAAGTATTCTTTGAGGGGCATCCGAAGGAAGGACAACCGACCGATTTTGCCCAAAGCGTAAAAGACGGTTGCAAGCGGCATACGGTAAGGAGCAATTATGTGTATTGGGAAAAGAAGATAGCCGCACTAAAAAAGCAAGGCGGAACGCTTTGCATACGTCAATGGAGCGGAAAACCATATAGAAGCCAACAAGAAACAATTTTAGAAGTACCTGCTTCGGTTGTTGGTATTCAGAAAGTAGCAATAGTGCAAACAGGCGTAAGCCAGCTTTCGGTACAAGTTGATGGATGCGAAGTGCCGATTTCAGAGATAGCGAGAAACGACGGATTAAACAGCGTGGAGTTTACCGAGTTCTTGCGACCTATATTAAAGAACTCAGAAGGGAACGAAACAACGTTTGCCGTCATTCATTTTACAGATTTCAGATATTAAGAGCCATGAAAGAAAGACTAATATGCTGCTTTTACATTCTTTTGGCGAAGCAGTACGCCGTATTTACGGCAGACAAGGATAAAGCCGGGAAATATACCTCTTGATACATAAAAGGAGATAAGATATTTCTTGCCTCAGTTGCAAACTACTTGAAAAAAGTAGCCAAGGAACTTCACGCAAGGGCGGAAGCGATAGAAAACGAATTGAAAGAGGAAAACGACGATGGAAACAAAACCGTAAAACCATGACACGCGAAAAAAAGATAGCCCGGCTAATCCGGGCAGGTTACAAAGTGAAGCGATTAGGGCGAAACATAGAAGCCACAAACAAGAAAGGCACTTTTTGCGGCTCTGTGCATTCCGTACACCTACAAATTTTCGGGTATTGATATGGGGCATAAAGAATTTTTCGACAAGGTGGTAGCCATGCGCAAGGCGCAAAAGGAATACTTCAAGACGCGATTACCTTCCGCGCTACAAAAGTCTAAACGGTTGGAAGCCGAGATAGACGCGGAAATAAAGCGTGTGGAAAACATATTGGCAGAAAGGGAGAAAGCCCGGCAAACTTCTTTGTTCGGGGATTTTGACCGGGATTTGATAAACAGAGTAGATAACTATTAAAAGCAAGACAATGGACGATAACAGTTTAAGAATAGAGGTAGAAAAGCCCGTAGCATATTTGCATCACAAAGCTACAAAATCGGTTATTCCGGTTTTCAAGCCTATAAATTGGCTTCAGAGAAAGGCTATTAAGTGGTTGTTCGGGTTGGAGTACAAAAGCGTTTGAGTATGGCAAAGATGACCTTTGAAGAATTGTTGGCAAAAGCCAATGCGGAAACAACGAGAGCAAAGCCACGCCATGAAGAAAGCCAATTACAGCGCATTTGCGTAAAATGGTTTCGGCTTCAATACCCGGAATTGGCGGTATTATTGTTTGCCGTACCGAACGGAGGGGCAAGAAACAAGCGCGAAGCCGGGATAATGAAAGCAGAGGGAGTAACTGCCGGAGTTGCGGATATAATACTACTAATACCGTCCGGCGGCTACGCTTCGCTTTGCATAGAGTTCAAAACCGAAAAAGGACGGCAGCAGGAAACGCAAAAGTTATGGCAACAGGCGGCGGAGCGTGTAGGTAATAAATACGCCATTGTGCGCAGCTTTGACGATTTCAGAACCGAGGTAAAGGACTATTTACCCCCCACCGTTTAAGCGCAATACGTGAAGTGTTGGCGAAGTGTTTTAGGGTTTACCGTATCATAATAATACGATAAACCCTTTAATTTTGCGGAAAAAGAAATACGACTATGAACATTAAACAGATTAAGGAAAAGGTTTTGGGCTTCATAAAGAACATCCCGGAAGACAAAAAGAAGCACCTCGTAGCCGGATTTTTCGTTTGCGCCATTGTAAGCATGTTCTTTGGCTACATTGTTGGAATCATAGCGGCATTGGTAGCCGGTGCAGGAAAAGAAGCCTACGACTACTTCACGAAGAAAGGAACGCCGGAACTTGCCGATTTCATTTACACGGTGATAGGCGCGGTTTGTTTCCTTATTGTGTCGGCGTTGATTACATTGCTTTTTTACGCTTGTGTCATGCGTTCTATTTAGGCTTTTCAAGAAGCATCATATAGCTGAGAGCAACGGCGACAGCCGAAGCGGAAGGGCGCGGCGACCAAACCACGCCCTTTTTTAATAACCCGATAGCGTAAAGAGATACATGAGGAAGAAGAAACAAAAAAGCGAAAAAGACAGCGACCTGCGTATAAGCGGCGTTGATTTCGGAAACATAGAACTGCCCGATTTGGATTTGTCGTTATTCGATGTGCTTAACGACGAATATAACGAGGAAACACGCTACATAAAGCCGAAGGTTTACGAAGTGAAGCCGGAATATGTCTTATACGACAACGCGGTAAAGTTGGCTAAGGACTTGCGGCTGGACTTTGGCGCACGTTACGATGTGTTTGTTAGTGGCAGTTTCATTTTTGGCGACTTCTTAGAAGCGTTCATCATAGGGAATAACGCCAAGTGCAAGAAAATGACGGTAAGCACACTTTCGTTAAACCAAAACAACGTAGATAGCTTGTACAACCTTCTTGCCGGGAACTACATAGATGAATTGAACCTAATAGTAAGCGTTTACTTTTGGGGTAACGAAATAAGAAGCCTTATCCCCTATATGTACCGTAAACTTGACTTCGGCAACAAATTCCAATTATCAGTAGCATCTATACACACAAAGACCGCACAATTTGAAACGTTGGGAGGGCGGAAGGTGGTAATACACGGAAGCGCGAACCTAAGAAGCAGCGGTAATATAGAGCAATTCACGATAGAGGAAAATCCCGAATTATACGACTTCTACGATACCATTTAAGCCGGATCGTCGAGAAGTACGCAACCATAAGGAAACCGGTACGCGGCAATGACTTATGGGCAGAGTTAATTAAAAAGAAGTTTAACGATTAAAAGAAGGAGGTTTTATGCCAAGTGGAAGCGAAAGCAGAAGCGGCGGTAGCCGGATAAGAAGAAGCACCGCAGCGAGCCAAAGGGGTTATGTTCCGTGGAATCCTTCAATGGACACCCCATTTTAGTAGTGAGTAACAACAGAGCCGCACCGACCAGACTACAAGCGCGGCGCGGCTCTTAATTCTATTTCAGATGGAGAAGAAGAAAGAAGAAACGACGGGAAAGCAAAGCCGTAAAGCGAACATAGCCGACATGGTGCAAAGCCAAGTTTTGCCGTTGTCGGACATAACACCGAATAAGGGGCAAATTCCCGGCGTTCCTAAGAACCCAAGACTTATCCATGATGATAAGTTTAAGCTATTGAAGCGCAGTATAGAGGAAGACCCGGAAATGTTGGGACTTCGGGAAATACTACTTTACCCCTACAAAGGGAAGTACATTATCGTAGGCGGAAATATGCGCTATCGGGCATTGAAGGAACTGGGATATACGGAAGCAATAGTAAAGATATTGCCGCAAACATTCACGGCGGAGAAGCTACGCGCCATTGTCATAAAGGATAATAGCGGCTTTGGGGAATGGGATTGGAACGAATTAGGCAACGTTTGGGACGCTACCGACCTTGCTAATTGGGGCGTAGATGTGCCGGAATTGGATAAGGTAGAAGTAGAGGAAGAAGCCGAAGAAGATGACTTCAACGTAGAGGAACACCTGCCCAAGAAAGCAAAGGCGAAGTTTGGCGACATATACGCTTTGGGCAAACACCGTCTTATCTGCGGAGACAGCACGGACGGGGAAACGGTTAGCCTATTGGTTGGAGACAGCAAAGTAGATTTGCTCCTTACTGACCCTCCTTATAACGTGGATTATTCGAGCAAGAACGAAGCGTTAAACGCGTCAGACAAAGGCAACCGCATACAGAAGGACATCGCCAACGACAAAATGGGAGATGCGCAATTTCAAGAGTTCCTAACGGCTGCTTTCACGAACGCGAACCACCACCTTAAACAAGGCGGCGCGTTTTACATTTGGCACGCAGGTACGGAAGGGCTTAACTTCAAGATAGCGGTAAGGCGTGTAGGTTGGGACTTAAAGCAGATACTTATTTGGAACAAAAATAACATGGTTTTAGGAAGGCAGGATTACCAATGGAAGCACGAACCATGTTTGTACGGTTGGAAGCCCGGCGCAGGGCATTACTTCATAGCGCGACGCGATTTGCTTACGGTGTACGAAGAAAAGGACATCGATATAGACGCGCTTACAAAAGCGGAATTGAAAGACTTGCTTAAAAAGTTCCTTCAAGGCTCAATCCCAACGACCGTAATAGACGAAGACAAGCCGCTAAGGAGCGAAGACCACCCAACAATGAAGCCGCTAAAACTAATGGGGCGTTTGATACGGAACAGCACACGACCGGGCGAAGTGGTTTTAGACCTTTTCGGCGGAAGCGGTAGCACGTTGATGGCGGCGGAACAGTTAGGGCGTGTTTGCTATATGGTTGAGTTAGACTCGTGTTATATAGACGTGATAATAAAACGTTGGGAAGAATACACGGGAGAGAAAGCAAAGTATTTGGGGAATTGCGCCAAAGAAGGGAACACCGAACAAAAAGAATAAAAACACCGAGAAATGGCAAATGAACAGAATTTACGCGAGCCGTGGAAACCCGGACAAAGCGGAAACCCGAAAGGGCGACCGAAAAACCGAGTTCCCGAACAACTTGTAACGATATTCGGGAGCAAGGCTAAGGCTAAGAAGTTCTATTGCCTTAGCGCGACCGAAATAAACGAATGGGAAGCCGCCATACTTACGCTATCAGCCGAAGACTTGAAGGTATTGGCGAAGTGGAGCGGCGCACCTTCATACCCGAAAGGGCTGGCGATAGCGGTATTAAGCGATATGAAGAACGGAAAGACTACGACGCTTGACAAATTGCGAGAACGCCAATACGGAAAGCCCACGCAACGGATGGAGGTAACAGGAAAGGACGGCGCGGAACTTATACCGGCGCGGACGCTTACCAAAGAGGAAGCGCAGCAGCTTTTTAAGGACTTGCAAGAAAACTACTAAGGAATGGAGATAAGGGACATAGACGTAATAAAGACGTGGACGCTGCAAAGTACGCTAAACTTTACGCGCTACTTCTTCAAAGAGAGGTATAAGCGTAAGTTTGTCGTAGGCAAGCACCACGTTAAAATCGCGGAAGCCTTAGACCGGGTATTTCGCGGCGAATCTACGCGCCTTATCATAAACATAGCACCACGATACGGAAAGACGGAATTAGCGGTTAAGAACTTCATAGCTATGGGGCTTGCAATAAACCCAAAGGCGAAGTTTATACATTTGTCGTATTCCGATGATTTGGCGCGTGATAATTCGCGCGGCGTGCAGGAGATTATACGGGATAGCAGCTACCGGCGTTTGTTTCCCGGAACGATGCCTACAAGTGTGAACACGCGCAAATGGTTTACGACGGAAGGCGGCGCACTTTACGCCGTGAGTTCAGCCGGACAGGTAACAGGCTTCGGCGCGGGTTTGGTTGATAAGGAAGACGAAGAAGAATTAGCCGCAGAAGTTGAGGAACTAAGCAGCATAGATAACGGGAATTTTGGCGGCGCGATAGTCATAGATGACCCGATCAAGCCGGATGACGCAAGAAGCGCGTTAGTACGCGACAAGGTAAATCAAAAGTTTGAAACCACCATACGAAACCGCGTAAACAGCCGGAAGACCCCGATAATAATTATCATGCAGCGTTTGGACGAAGACGACCTTTGCGGCTATTTGCAACGGTTAGAGCCGGACAAATGGGAGGTTTTAAGCCTTCCGGTTATAGAAACGGACGAAGCCGGGAAAGAAGTACCGCTTTGGGAGTTCAAACACACCTTAGAGGAATTGCACGACCTTAAAGAGAATAACTCGTGGGTATTTGAAACGCAGTACATGCAGAACCCGAAGCCGCTTACGGGCTTGATGTACGAACGCAGTTTTAAGACCTACGAAACGATACCCATAACCCGGAAGCATACGGTTAAAGCCTATATAGATACGGCGGACACGGGCGCGGACTACCTTTGTTGCATCATCTACATAGAAACGGAAATAGGTAACTTCATTCTTGATGTGTACTATACGCAAGACCCGATGGAGACAACAGAGCCGGAAACGGCGCGGCGGCTATCCAAGTACGAAGTAGAACGGGCTATAATAGAGAGCAACAACGGAGGGCGCGGATTTGCCCGGAACGTGGAAGCGCAATGCCGTTTGTTGGGCAACCGCAAGACTTCGGTAACGTGGTTTCATCAGTCCGAAAATAAGGACGTGCGCATCTTTAATCATTCGGCGGAAGTGCAGAACCTAACCTATTTCCCGAAAGGTTGGGAACACTTGTACCCGAAATTCTACAAAGACATAACCCAATATATGAAAGTTGGCAAAAACGCTCACGATGACGCGCCGGACGCACTTACGGGTACGGTTGAGAAACGGAGCGGACAGCCGCAAAAGTTGGCAAACATTTTTAGATAACTAAATACTTACAATTATGACAATAGAAGAACTTTTGGCAAAGATCGAGAACGAACTGACAAGCGTAATTAACGAGTTGAGGAACGGACGGAACACGCCCGAACCGGACTCCATTAACTATGCCATGCAGTATGACCCGAAGACGCACAACATTAATGACCAGTCTAAGCGACCGGACAAACTTGTAGTGATTGACAAGGATAGCGACGAATACGGCGAAGTCAAAAACATAAACCCGAACGTAGAGCTTACCACCGAACAGGGTTTTAGGATTGAACGGGTAGCCCGTATAGCGTTGGCAATTCAAAAGCTGATAGTAAAACGCGCTGTAGCCTTTACGTTCGGAAACCCGGTTACATATAACGCCAACCCGGACGGAGAAGAAGAAAAGGCACTTTTGCAGGCATTAAACCGGGTATTTTACGATGTGAAGGAAAAGACCCTAAACCGCCGTGTAGCCCGTAGTTTGTTCAGTACAACGGAAGTAGCCGAACTTTGGTATCCGGTAGAAACAGAACCGCACGAACTTTACGGCTTCAAGAAAAACATCAAGTTCAAAGTAGCCATATTCAGCCCGATGTTTGGCGATAGGCTTTACCCGTACTTTGACGAATCGCGCGACCTTGTAGCCTTTTCGCGTGAGTTCACACGCAAAGACCGCGACCTCATTACGCGAACCTACTTTGAGACATACACAAAGGATAAGCACTATTTATGGAGTTGCGAGGGTTTGGAAACGGCAACGAGCGGCACAAATTGGCAGTTGGTAGAGGGCTATCCGAAAGACATAACAATAGGGAAAATTCCCGTCATATACGCAAGCCAGCCGCAAGTAGAATGGGAAGATGTTCAAAGCCTTATAGACAGGTTGGAAAAGCTGCTTTCCAATTTCGCGGACACCAACGACTACCACGCAAGCCCGAAAATCTTTGTACGTGGAACAATAAAAGGATTTTGCCGGAAGGGGGAAGCTGGCGGCATCATTGAGGGCGAAGACGGAGCGGAAGCGCAATACCTATCATGGGCAAACGCGCCCGAAAGCGTGAAGTTAGAAATAGACACGCTTCTAAGAATGATTTACACGATTACGCAAACGCCCGATATTTCTTTTGATACCGTGAAAGGATTAGGAGCGATAAGCGGCGTAGCGTTGCAGCTTCTTTTTATGGACGCTCATTTGAAGGTGCAGGATAAAAACGAGATTTTCTCCGAATACTTGCAACGGCGTATTAACGTGCTTAAAGCGTATATGGCGGAAGCTAACATAAAATGGAAGGCGGCAGCAAGCAGCCTTATAGTAGAGCCGGAAATAACGCCCTACATAATTGAGGACGTACTAAACAAGATAAACATCCTGCAAGCGGCGAACGGGCAGAAGCAGATAGCAAGCCGGAAAGCGACGATACAGCGGTTAGGCTGGGCAGACAACGCCGACGAAGAAGAAGCCGCAATCGAAGCGGAAGAAACCCGCGAGCGGTCATATTACCAAGGCGAACCAACTTTATAGCCGCAAACGTATCAATATAATACAAATCGGGCGTTTTGGGCGCGTTTTAACTACCAATGTGTGACAATATACCACAAGGGAATAAGACGCGCTTAAACGCCAAATCTTAGAAAAATAACTATGCCCGAAAAGGAAAACAACATAATAGCGCAGCTTAGAGGATTTGACGCGGAGCATTACGCGGCAACGGAACGTTACGCCCGGCAGATTGAGCGGCTATACAATACCGCTTGCGATGAATTTGCACGCATTGGCGCAGGAATAGAAGAAACGGAAGCCGTGTTTTCATTCGACAAGCTGCCGAAAACGAGGAAACAGGCGCAAGGGATATTAACCCGGCTTGTAGGCAAAATGGAAGCCGTCATTACGACCGGGACAAAAGCCGAATGGTTGGCAGCTTGCAAAAAGAACGACGCTTTTATAGCCGCAATACTACGCACAGCCAAACTGACCAAAGAAGAAGTAGAGCAATACCAAAGCCGAAACCTCGAAGCACTTCGCACGTTCCAACGTCGTAAGGTTGAAGGATTGGGATTAAGCGAGAGGGTATGGAGGTATGCCGGAGAATTGAAAGACGCTATGGAATTGGGCATAGACGTAGCGTTAGGGGAAGGCAAGAGCGCACAAGAGTTAAGCCGGGATTTGCGGAGCTACCTCCAAGAACCGCACAGGCTTTATAGGCGTGTGCGTGACAAAGGCGGAAACTTGCGTTTGAGCAAGGCGGCTAAGTTGTACCATCCCGGACAAGGTGTTTACCGTTCTTCGGCAAAGAACGCGCAAAGGTTGGCTCGGACGGAGGTAAACATGGCATACCGGGAAAGCGAGTTTTTAAGATGGCAGAAGTTGGATTTTGTTGTAGGCTTGCGCGTCATGCTGAGCAACAACCACACTACGACCAACAGCAAAGGGGAAAAAATTCCGCTTGTAGATATTTGCGACGAACTATGGGGCGATTATCCTAAAACGTTCAAGTTTACAGGTTGGCATCCGCAATGCCGTTGCTTTGTTGTGCCTATTTTGTCGGACTATGACGAATATAACCAAGACAGGGCGAACAGGCTAAAAGCGATTGTTAGGAAAGCGAAGTACGAAAGCCTTCCTTCACGCCGTACCATCACGGACGTACCGGCTAAGTTTCGGGAATACATAGACAGTATTAAGGAACGAGCTAAGGGCTGGAAGTCTATGCCCTACTACATTCGGGATAATTTCAAAGGCGGTAAGATAGAAGACGGACTAAACGCAAACATACCGACAAAGACGAAGAACAACGTAAAACCGTGTACGGAATTTGACAGGGAAATAAACTACCTTAAACGTTGGGCATACGCTTTGGGTGGCGATATGTCAAACATTGACGCGCTTAGAACCGCAGGAAACCGGGAAGCATTGGAAGCCGAAATAGAAAAGGTTAGAGATGTCATGGACGGCAATTTAGACAAATGGCACGATGCGCAGAACGAACTAAGCCGGGTTATTACGGTAATCCTAAAAGGGTATTCGGATATACAGAACGAGTTCTCGAAGATTTTGCAGGACAACGCATCTTCAACAAAAAGATACTACGGCGATTGTATTAGCCGCTTGAAACAGGCGGTAAAAGACGCTTTGGCTAAGTTGGCAAAGGCAAAGGAAGAAGAAGCCAAAAGCGGAGATAAGCCGCATAAGGCACTACTTAAAAACTACACTACCGAAGCGCAGGTAGATAAGACTTTCAAGGAGATAAACGACGGGCTTACCGAAAAATGGTTTGAGAACGGCGACCTTAAATTAGGAGTAGAAACGCATAGGGGTAACAACGGCTCTACGTGGATGGACGGCAGAACCTACCTAACAACGGATAGGCTTGCACGGGTAAAATCGGCATTGGGCAAAATAGGGCAAGGAAAATCGGCGGAGATTACAGAACTTGAAGCCGACGCGATGGCTACATTTTGGCACGAGATTACGCACAACAGGAACAAGCGAGGGAACATGTATTTAACAGATACGCAAAGGGCATTTATGGAATTAGCCAACGAGTTTGTAGCGCGAAAGTCTTTGCCGGAGTTTTACCGGGTATTGGGCTGCAAAGAAACGCCGCAAGCGCAATTCATAAGCAACCGCAATTCAACAGGCTATAACGACATGGTTAATAACTACGATTTGGTAATTAGGGAATTGGGACTTAACGCTGATAAGGCATTGGCGACCGTTAGGAAGAATTTGTTTAACGAAGTTTACTCAGACCAAGCAACCGGGCTAAAACAAGGTCTTATAGATGGAGGACTTAAACGGCTGGACGGAAAGAAAATAAAGGCTTCGGAGCTAAACAGCCTATTAAAAGCTATAAGGACAACTAAGGGAAGAGTTTATATGAACATAAACGGAGATTGGGTAAAGGAAAGCCGGGAAGAACAAATGGTTAAATGGTTGAAGAAAAACGGATATTTGGCATAAAAGAAAGGGGTAATTTGCCCCTTTCCCGGTTTAGTCAATTATACACCCATCCTCTTGCGATTGGCTGTATTGTTCTTTCCAACATTCATCCTCATACCTTTTTGCAGCCTTGTAAAGTTCATTATCTTTGGTTTCAATAGCCAAATTTTGCAGCATTTGGGCATGAACTACCGGCGTACAGCCTTCTATATATTCTTTGCTTTCCAACGGAGCGGAAAACCCGGTTACTTTGGCAAGGATTTCGGCATCATTGCAGAAGTCAAAAACGGTTTTGCCTTTCAAGTCTTTATAGTTCATAGTCCCTCCCTTTTGTATAACGAACATTGCAATTATAGTTATCCCGTTCAAGTTCAGCCGACGGAAGCGGCGCACCTTTGACGGGTGGATAGTTATCGGTTACGAACTTATCAAGCATTGCCAACGCTTCACGCCGTTTCTTTCCCTTTGAGCGTTCAGCGCGTGAAAGAAGAATGCCTATAATTTCAACAGGCGATGGGTTGGCAAACATATCTTTTACGGCTTCTTTTAGAGCCAAACGAGCGGAGAGAGTATAAGCGGAGTTATACGCCCTATTGCCTTTCCTTAATGCTTCGGTTACGTTATCCATTATTGCGCTATTTTGGTTTCCACTTCCACACGGGAAATGCGAGTTTCCACGAGCTGCCCGGTATTAGTGAAAATTGGTTGAACTTCTACGTTTCCCTTAAAGACTACCGACGTTGAAAACGTTCCGGCAAATTCTTTCAGTTGGGCTAACAACTTTTGCTCTAATTCGGATTTCGCCTTAAAAAAGGCTTCTTCCGGCGTGATTTTATTTTCTTCTTCCATACGCTTTAATCTGTTGTTCAGCAACAAAAGTACGGATTACTACGGACAAAACAAAACCGTAAGTTTGAGCCAAAGCCAAAAACAAGGGAACGCCGTAAGCAAGTGGAAACAAACAGTAGCAACGTAATAGGTACGGCAATAACTAAATAGCACCATTTAGACACCAACGGGAAAAAGCAATAGCGAAAAATACTCAAACGTATTAAGATGATACTTTGCTTTCAGAACTTCGCTTTGCTTCCTGTTCATTAAGCCACTTTGTTTGCCGTTCAAGCCCGGATAGCTTCAATTTATGTACGACAAGACGCGCCCGGATAATACCGACCTTTTTTGCGGCTTCTTTATTACCCGATTGCCTTACTTTGCGTTGGCGATAGGGCTTAGTAAGGAATGCGACCACAAGAGAAACAAAGAAAACACCAAAGCACCCACCGGCGAAATAAAGCAAATAGGCTTCCATTATTCCGGGTTTATTACTTCTACGATACTTTCCACTTCGACCCATTGGTTATGGTCATTAGGGGATAAAGTAAAAGAAGTGCTTAGTTTGCATTGACCGGGCTTTTGCGGCGTGTATTGGATTGTAAAAGGTTGCGTAGTGGAAACGCCTATACATTCATTACCGACATAAGGAGTATCAAGGAAGTAGGCTACTTCTTCGACAGAACCGTTTATCTGTTTCAGCATTTCCGCATCAGCATTACAATACGGCGAGAAGTTCACGGAATAAGTACGACCTACATAGATAGTATTCAGTTGCTCGGTACTTCCGACTTCGCTAAAATAAGCGGAAGCCCTTACGGTTGTACTAACGTAGTTTTGTTCTTCCGGCTCGTTTGTTTCAGAGGAACACCCGGATATTACCACCGACGCTGAAAGTAGCAAGAAATAAATTAGCTTCTTCATCGATTTTTGATACCTTTGTACCCACCGCCCGAAGTAAGTGTTATTTAACCGCATAGAAAAAGCGCGGACTATATAGGTTTAAGTATTTGAGGCATCGCCAAACGCCTAACGAAAATAAACCGTATAGCCGCGCTTTGCCTGTATATCGGATAAGGATATACGACATTAGCGCGTTGTAGGTTTTCTTTTCGTTATTTGTTAATTTGGCGATTTTCAAATACAAAAGACCTAACGCTTTCCCTTCATTGCCGGATTTCTCCCCAGCAACGGCACAAAGATATGAAATTATTGGCACAACGCAAATGAAAAGCATACAAATAGACAGCACAACAAGCAAATACAAGCAGAAACAACCTAATTCAACCTAAAACAAGCTAATTCAACCTACGACAAGTAAAGCGTATTTTGATTGTTTCAGTTGTTTTCATTAGGCTGCTATACGAGAGATTAGGAACAGGGAAAACGCGATTTCATTAAAGGATTATATTCTATACAAATAGGCTTCTATACGTGCAAGTGTCTAAGTATTAGCAAGAAAAATAATAAACAAAAACAACCTAAAACAAGCTACAAACAAGCAAAAACAACCTTATATCTATATCAATATCTATAAATATATTGTTGTTGCTGTCGTTGTTTATAAGCGCGTGCGCATAAGCAAAAGCAGATTTGGAAGTTTTGGCGAAGTGTTTACCGCTCACACCCGATAAAGTATCACTTTAATACGATTATTTTTGCAGAAAGTTAAAGCAAGAATAGTTTATGAACGAATTACAAGAAAAGATTTTAGCACTACTTGTAGCAAAGTTTCAAGGCGTGCGCAAAGACGGGTTACAACATTTGGCAGCCGCTATCGGCTTACAAGTAACAACCGAAGAAGAAGCTAACCAAGTCGTAGATAAACTTACCGCCGACAAAGTTAGCGCATTCGTAACGGAGTGGCGGCGTACAGCCGACGCGGAGATTAGCAAGGCTAACCAAACCTACGAAAACAGCCTTAAAGAAAAGTATGATTTCGTGGAGAAAGGAAAGCAAACACCTCCGGGCGGACAACAGACACCACCCATTGAAACAGGCGGAGCGGTGACGCTTGAAGCAATTAGCAAACTTATCGAGGACAAGTTAAAGGGCGTACAAGACAGTATTACCACACTTAACGCCGATAAGGTGGCAGACTCGCGACGTAAACTATTTGTAGCCAAGTTGGACGAAGCCAAGGTAGAGGGAAGACAACGGGAAATGATGTTGCGCAACTTCGACCGTATCAACACCTTTGCCAACGACGACGATTTCAACAACTACATGACCGAAGCGCAAGGCGACATCGCAGCTTTGCAACAGGAACGCGCAGACCAAGGACTGCAAGGACACGAAAAGCCCCTATTTGGAGCCGTGAACAAAGAAGGGATTAGTAGCGGAGTTGCAGAGTTTATCAAGGAGCGCACAGAGAGCAAAACCCTAACGGGTAAGGAAGTCTAACTTAAAATTACATCAAAATGGGTTTGAGAATTGACCGCAAGAAAGATGAGCGTGTAGTACACGCTTGTACGCATAATTTGGCGGACATTCCGAACGGTGTTACCGTTTGTTCCGCAGACCTTATCCCCGGTGGGATATTGAGGGAAGGCACAGCCATCGGAAAGGGCGAAGCCGGGCTTTACCACGTCATCAAGACGGCGAAAGTTACGGAAGCTGCAAACAATACCGCAACCGCCTATAAGGTTGAGAAAGGGCATCACTTCAAAAAGGGCGATTTCGTGATGTTGAAAGTTGGCGCAAAGGCTTACGCTATTACCGCCATTGACACATCCGAAACAACCTACGACACCATTACCGTAGGAACTACACTCGGCGAAGCCGTGAAAGTTGGCGACGCACTTGTACAGGCATCAGCGCAAAGCGCAAGCAACACAAGCGCGTTTAAGTATGCCCCGAAAGCCTTAGTAGGCGACAGCTACGAAGTGAAAGCACTTGATAACCACCTCGTAGTAGCGGTTACTATTGGGCAGTTCAAAGAGAGTGTTATCCCGGCACAGAACGGCGACATTAAAGCCGCGCTTCCCGGAATTGTTTTAATTTAATTCGCAGTAGGTTATGATAGGAACTTTAATGCGTGGGCTTGTAGAGAAAGACATGCAAGCCGTCGTAAATTCTTACGACTTGAAGCCCTACTACTACCCTACGCTTTTCCCGTTGAAAGAAACCTATACTTTGACGTGGAAGGCATTGGAAACGCAGGTAGGGTTAAAGATAGCCGCCGATTTGGTAGCGCGTGGCGCAAGCGTTGATAAAAAGACGCGCGAAGCTATTGCCCGTATTCAAGGAGACATCCCCAAGATTGCGGTAAAGCGCACCAAGAACGACGAAGAACTGAACGAGTACGACATCATGGTAGCCATGACTTCACAGAACCCGGATTTACGCCGGTTGGTTGAAGCGTGGGCAGAAGATACCGACTTTTGCTGGACAGCCGTAGCCGCACGTTTGGAATGGATGGCGTTGCAGTCTATCTCTTTGGGAAAGATTACGCTTACCAACACCAACAACGTATCGGCTATCAGTGAATACGACGTAGATTACCAATTACCGGCAGACCAAAAGGTAGGTTTCCAAACCGGCTCGGCAAATTGGGCTACTTCGGCTTCGGCTAAGCCTATTACCAAAGACTTCAAGGCAGTAGTTAGAGCCGCCAAGAAGAAAGGGCATAACTTGAAGTTTGCCTTTATGTCGCTTGACACTTTCGCAACCTTCACAGAGTGCGAAGAAGTGCAGAAGATTTGCGCATCGTTCGCGGCTAACGCTTTGGGTATTCAGCAAACGCCGAGCGTTGAGCAAGTAAATACCGCTTTGCGCGGTTTGTCTTACTTGCGCGGCTTGCAGGTGGTAGTTATTGACCAAGATATTACTATCGAGCTTGAAGACGGTAGCCGACCGTTCAGCGGCAACCCGTTTACCGAGAACGTAGTAATGTTCAGCGAAAGCAAGGTTTTGGGCAATACCTATTGGAAGAAACCGGCAGACATGAACGTACAAGGCTCGGTAGCTATAAAGGCTTTGAACGGGCATACGCTTATCAAGAAGTTTGCGAACGAAGAACCGTTGGAGGAAGTAACAATGGGTATTGCTAACGCTTTCCCGGCGTGGCTTACTTCTTCGCGCTCGTGGTTGATGAGTACCGATAATTCAAGTTGGAATCACTAACTAAAAGCCGGGAGGTAGCAAAAGCCGCCTTCCGGCATAATCCGTTTAGCTTATGACATACAAAGAATGGTTTACCCGTACCGTTTCACGCTTTGGCGTTGAGGGCGGAGATATAGAACTGATATTAGCCAACCAACAGGGGTTAATCCCGGACGCAGAAGCGGAAGTAGATATTACGACCGCCAAACGTGCGCTTTGTGCTGAGTTCGGCTCTATTATTCCGCTTGCCAACGTGAGCGAAGGCGGTTATTCGCTTTCGTGGAATTGGGAAGCCATCAAGTTTTGGTATAATCAGACTTGCGGCGAATTGGGCATTACGCCGGTTAATACGCCGAAAGTCAGAAACAGAAGTAACAGATGGTAACAAGCGTAGTAAACAACCAATACCCACACTATCTCTACAAGCGGACTACCGGCGGCGAAGCCGTGCAGAACGCTAACGGGAGTTGGGAAACGACCGAAAGCGCATGGGCTTTTCATAGCAAATGCAGGGAGGAAACCAACGGGAAGGGTACGCAGATAAATACTGCAAGCGGAAAGTTTGTTACGTTTTCTTCGCTTGTTCAAATTCCGGTAGGAGTTGAGCGCATACCCGAAGGGGTGGAAATAGCGGTAACGGAAGAACCGTTAGAGCCGTCGGCGTTGCTTGACCAAACGGTTATGGAAGAAGCTAAGATTTCGGGATTAGTTAGGGTTTCCGGCGAATGCTTGAAATTCGATAAGGGGCGGTTACATTGTAGGCTATGGGTGTAAAGGCTAAATTCAAAGGCAGTATAGACAACGTTCTAAAAGCGTTCCTTAACGAAGTGGAAAGGCAGATAATCGAAAGCCTTTGCCGCGTCGGAGAGGAAGCCGTATCGCTTGCACGAAGACCCCACGCCAAAGACTGGCAAGACCAAACGGGCAACTTGCGTTCTTCCGTTGGCTACGTGGTATTCAAAGACGGTGTGCAAATACGACAAAGCGCATTTGAGACCGTACCACCGAAAGTAAACCGGGAAGGAACGAAGTTTTCCGGAGCAAAAGAAGGTTTGAGGTTGGCGCAGGAAGTAGGAAGCAGCCACAAAGAAGGCTATACGCTTGTAGTGGTAGCAGGTATGAACTACGCCGTACACGTTGAAAGCAAAGGGCGTGATGTCCTTACATCAGCCGAGAAGCAAGCCGAAAAACTAATAGCAAGAGAGTTAGCAGACTTGATTACAAACATTAAAAACGCGTTCAAGTAATGAAGAAGTGCAGCAGCATAGACACCGACGATATTCTGTATAAGATTATTGCGGAAGGCGTTAAAGCCGGGAAAATAAAGGTTTCCGGCATTGTATGCCCCCAAGACGAACGCCCGGACAACAGCGAAACCGAAGATATTGTAATTAACACTATCACGGTAACGCATGACAAGCCGCAAAGCGGAACTTCTAACGTGAACATTTACGTTTCAGACAAGAAAGTAAAGATACGCGGACGGGAGCAACGCAAGGCTGACCGGGAACGACTACGGGAGATTGGCGATGCGGTTGTAGCTTATTTGGAAGCGCAGAACATAGCCGACCTCGAATTTTGGATAGAGAGCGACACAGTAGTTAAAGAACAACAGGTTTACCAGCACTACCGTAACTTGCGTATAGGCTGGAACATTCATTAAAAATTAAACGATATGGCAACATTAGTTACATTGGGACTTTCCAAGATATTGGGCAAGCAAGGCGAACCCACTAAGTTGGACTTCGAAGAAACGGACTACAAGGTTTTCGGCTTGACTTACGAAGATACCTGCAAAATGTCGCAGGAAGACCCGGAAACAACCGAGTTCTACGCCGAAGAAGAAGACGACCCGGTAGAAACGATAGAGAAGCAAGGTAAGATTACCTTCACTTTTTCCATCATGAACCCGGATTTAGACACGCTTAAACGCTTGTTTGGCGGTGAGGTGGCATCCGATGTTTGGAGTTACCCGGACGTTGTAAATTCGGTGGAGGAATCCGTTATTATTATTCCGCGTAAAGGGTTGAAATTCCAAGTTCCGCGTATGAAGCTGACTTCCAAAATTAACGGAGAGTTCAGCAAGAAAGGGCTGCTTCTTATTGAAGTAACCGGTACGGTAATGAAACCGGCTACTACCGGATTAAAGAAAATGGCAGTAGGAAAAGTAGCTACTACGCTCCAACAAATAGGGTCTTAAACCTATTTGTCCGTTTGAATTAAACGAGTTCTAACCGGAAAGACCCGCTACTTTGTTCCGGGTCTTTCTTCATTTAACAGAGTATGGACGAAAAAGAGAAATTAGATAACCTTACACGCGAACAGAACGAGTTAAGGCAGATGATCAACAGCGGCGTAACGTTCGATGTGGATATAACCTACAAAAAACGCAAGCCGGGATTATTGGGCTTTATTCGCAAGCGCGAAAAGGTAACGGAAAAGAAAGTTTTCCGGGTTGCAGAACCTACGCTATCAACGCTTGACAGGCTTAGCGCGTTATGGCTTGAAATGACCATAGACGAAACGAAGCTAAAAGACGCTGATTATTTGTGCGCGGCTAAGAAGTTGGCGGCAAAGGAAGCGAAAAAGCTCGCCAAGGTGGTAGCGGTTGCAGTATTGGGCGAAGAATACTACGACGTGACAGAAAGCGGCGGTTACTTTACGCGAAAGCCGAACGAACAGCGTTTGAACCGGCTCGCTTCTTTGTTTGAGCATACCGTAACGCCTTCACAGCTTCTTACGCTTGCCATTCTGATAACCAACGTAAGCAACTTAGGGGATTTTATAAACTCTATAAGATTGATGAGCGCAACACGCACAAGCGACCCGATGACAAGTCTTATAGAGCAACAGGGTTAAAAAGTCCACACGGACGGCGTGGCTCGGTGTGTGCGCACTTCGGCTGGACGTTGGACTACCTTCTACACGGTATTCCGTGGGGAACGGTACAGAGGATGTTAATAGACGCGCCCGGCGTTGAGGACGAAGACACTACAAAGAGCGATACTGAAATAGTGCTTACGGACGATAACGCGGACGAAGTAATGAAACTAATAAACAACTTGAATAGATGAACATACAAGGCGGCGGTTTGTCTTTTGACATTTCGGGAACAAACAGGGAACTGCTCCGAGTGCTTGAAGAAAGCAAAAGGGCTATACAGCAGTTCAGCACGTCGGCGGTGCAGAACGGAAAAGGAATAGATAAAGCCTTTGAAGCTACCGCAGCCGTGATAAATTCGGGATTTGCCACGATAGACCGCATATTTGAGGAAAACAAAGCGGCTTTGAAAGACCTGCAAGCCCAATACGAAGAATTGGGACAGAAAGCCGGTAAGGCGTTCACAGAAGGACGCGATGAGGAATACAGGGCTATGGCGGCACAGCAAGCCACGTTAAAAAGCGAGATAAACCTGCGTCAGCAAGTAATCAGCGAAGCGGAAAAGCAAGCCGATGCGCTGATGAAAGAGGAACAGGAATTGAACAAACAACGTGAAGCAGCCGAAAGGAGCGCAAGGGCGCAACAGTCGTTAGAAGTCCAGCTACGCCGATGCCGGGAAGCATTGGTAGCAATGGAAGCGGAAGGCAAACGAGGTACGGCAGAGTTCCGGGAAATGCAGGAGGAAGCCGCGCGTTTGGCTAAGGCGTGGAAAGACGCTACTGACCAATCCAACATATTAGCGCACGACCAACGAGGAATGCAAGGACTTATTAGCGGACTTTCGGGCGTTTCCGGCGGATTTGCAGCCGCACAGGGAGCGGCAAGCCTATTTATAGGAGAAAACGAGAACTTACAGAAAGTTATGCTCAAAGTCCAAAGCCTTATGAGCATAACGATAGGCTTGCAACAGGTAGAACAAATGCTGAATAAGGATAGCGCATTTAGGCTTGTAACCGTAGCAAAGGCAAAAGACTTGCTTACGACGGCAAACGTGCGCCTTGCGGCAGCGTTGCACATTTCCAACACAGCGGCTGCGGCTTTGATGGCTACGCTTACTTTGGGTCTTTCCGTAGCAATTACCGCCGTAATTGTAGCCATTTCCCGGATGCAGAGCAAACAGGCGGAAGCAAAGAAACAGGCGGAAGAATTTAACAACAAGGTAGCGGAAGCCGCAGCAGAACCGGTTACGGCTTACCGAACATTACAGGCGGAATGGCTAAGCCTTACCGGGTCATTAAAAGAGCGTGAAAAATGGGTACAGGATAACGTAGATAAATTCGACGATTTGGGTTACTCCGTTCGCAACGCCAAAGAAGCGGAAGAATTGTTAGTTACCAATAGCGCAAAGTTTGTCGAAGCAATGATGCTCCGGGCAAAAGCCACAGCCACAAGCGAGCTTGCCGTAGAGAAGTACAAGAAAGTAATAGAAGCGCAGAACAGGTTAGACACGACCCCCAAAGCGTATGTTTCCAAAAAGGGAACATATACAGACGGCTACGGAGTTCAGCGCAAAGGCGTTGTTCTTGAAAAAAGCAGTAATTGGAAAGAAGCGGAAGAAGAATTGCAAAAAGCGGAAGAAGCGTATAATAAACTTGTAAACCAGCAAATTAGTTTCACGCAAAAAGAAAAAGAGATATTGGCATCTATCGGAAACCAAACCGGGAAAGTGGTAGCCGGAAGCGTAGAAGCTGCGGAAAAGGAACTCTCACGTTTGCAAGAACTTTATAAGAAAGCGGCTACCGATACGGAACGCGCGGACATCGCCAAACAAATAGCCGAACAGCAAAAGGAGCTGAACCGCATCAGCTATAACAGCGGAGGGAGCAACAGCGGAGGTAAGGAAGATACTGACCCGTTCGCGGAACAACTTAACGAGCGGAAGGCACTTTATTCCAAATACCTAAAATGGGTAACAAGTTCCGATGAAACGGTACGGAAAGCAGCCAACACAGAATTTGCCGCGCTACTTCAAGAAGGGACAAGCTACCTCGATTATTTGGAGAACCTACGCAATGAGATTTCAAGCAAGGCGAACAAAACGGCTACCGACTTGAAGAACATAGCCACATTGAATAACGAGATAGCGAACGCAACTAAGGAAGCCGTTATTTCGGATTTTGACGCGCAACTGCAAAGGGAGCTTTCCATGTGTCAGACCGTAAGCGAACAATTAGCGTTGATAGAACGCCGGAGGGAAGAACTTAGCGGCGACAATTCAGACGTAGATAATGCAAAGTCCGATATTTTGGACGTTGCGGAAGAAGATACCAAAGCCAAGGCAAGGCAGGAAACGCGCGAGTTGTTGCAGGAATACGCAAGCTATGTACAGGAAAAATTAGAGTTTGAAGAAAGCTACGCACGGAAACGGGAACTTCTAAGTAAGGCAGCAGCGGAAGCGAGCAACGAACAGGAAAAGAAAGCCGCCGAAGCCGCATTAGCCGCATTGGAGAAGCAACGCAAGGAATACGAAAGCCGGAGCGGAAGCGAACAATACGACCAACTTCTAACCGAGTACCAAAGCTACCAAGAGAAACAAACGGCGATTTTGCGGAAATACGCCGAGCAACGGGCGGAAGCGGAAAAGCAGGGGAATTTATCCATGATTACACAGATAAACGCCAAGGAACAGGAAGAACTAAGCAAACTTGCAGCTTCACGCCTAATGGCTACCGAAAGCTGGAATCAGTTGTTTAGCGACCTTTCCCGGCTAAGCACACGCACGATAAACAAACTGCTTGAAGACATCAACAACAAGAAGATAACATTTTCCACGCAGTTTAACCCGGCAGACCTAAAAGCCATAAACGACCAATTAAAGAAAGCCCGTAACGAGTTGGAAAGCAGAAACCCGTTTTTGGCATTAAAAAACAGTCTTGCGGAACTTCGGGCGGCGATGAACGCGGAAAGGCTGTTAGACAGCGATGACCCGTTTGTAAAGTCATTGCAGGAAAAGAAGCAGCAGTACGAGCAATATGCCGAAGCGGTAAGCAGCACAGACGAAATTTTAGCCGGTGCAGCAAAGACGGCATACGCCGACCTCCTTAAAGAAGGCTCATCGTACATTGACATGTTGCGCCGGAAAATTGCGGAACTTGAAAACATAAAACTTACCGTAGGGCTTGAAGTTGAGGGAGAAGAACAGTTGGCGGTATTGAAAGCCGCTCTCAATAAGGAAACGGGAGAAACAAAAAGCGTTGGCGAAGCATTCAAAAGCACGTTTAGCGATATTGGAAGTAGCGTAAACTTTGTTTCCGGCGCATTTGACAGCGTGGTAAGCGGAATAAAGAACATGGGTATTTCCATGAGCGAGGAAACGCAAGCGATATTGGGCGACATAAGCGGAATTATGCAAGGGGCTGGGCAGTTGGCGACGGGAATAGCCACCGGCAACCCGTTGGGGATTATTCAAGGCTCTATCGGCTTGCTTTCTTCTGCTTTCGATTTGTTCAACTTCCGGGACAGGAAAGCGGAAAAATCCATAAAGCGGCATCAAGAAGCAGTTACAAAGTTGGGGTACGCCTACAACGCATTGGAACACGCCGTAGATAACGCTTTGGGCGAAACGGTCTATCAGAACCAAACGGCTATGATTGAGAACCTACGCCAACAGCAGAATGAAATAAACGGCATGATCAGGGACGAAGAAAGCAAAAAGGACACCGATTGGGGCAGGATTGATGAATGGAAAGAGCAATACGCCGAAATAGGGCGGCAGATTGAAGATATAATAGCCGAGATTACGCAGAGCATTACACAGACTTCCGCGCCGGAACTTGCCGACCAATTAGCGGACGCGCTTGTAGAAGCGTTCGAGAATGGGGAAAGCGCGGCGGAATCTTTCGGAGAAGTAGCCAATGACGTAATTAAGAATGCCGTAAAAAACGCATTGGCTTTGCAGTTTTTGGAAGAACCGTTACAAAGGGCTATTAAGCAGCTTCAAAAAGATATGGGCTTTGACGAAGAAGGGAACGGTACGTTTGACGGCTTGACAGAAGCAGAGCAAGCAAGGTTTAAGGCAGCAATACAAGCCGCCGGGCGAAACTTTGAGCAAGCTATGAACATGTACAAAGACCTTTTCGAGCAAATAGAAGACGAAGGCGACCCGACAACCCTAAGCGGTGCTTACGCTACGGCGAGCCAAGAAAGCATAGACCTGTTAGCAGGACAGACAAACGCGGTAAGGCAGAACCAAGTAACGAGCATTGCACTCATACGCGAACAACTTACATACCTTGCGAGCATGGACAGGGGTATAAGCGTGATAGCGGAAAGGTTGCTGCGGATTATAAACAGGCTTTCAACGCCTACCGATGATGGATTACGCTCACAGGGCATAACGGACTACTAAAAGGATAAGTTATGGAATTTCAACAGCTAAAAAAAAGGCTTGCGGAAGAAGCCAAGGCGAACGGGATTTGCGAAGAATGGTACAATCACATTCTAAACGCGCCTTCAAAAGAACGGCTTTTGACGCTCTTTGTGAAGGGGTTGGACTTTTGCCTAAAAAACGAATTTACGGATGATTTATGGGCAGAATTTCAAGGAATGCGCCAGCACTACGGCGTATTCAAGAACGAACCTATCGAAGTAAAAGACTTGCGTAACGTTGTTGCTTTCGGGACTTCGGAAGGCACAGCAGAATTTACGGGTTTTCACGTAGCACAGATATGGGCACGTGATAACGTAAAAATCAGCATTAAGGCAAGCGGTTACGCTTATATCACGGTTGATATAGCAGACCGGGCAGAAGTAGAGATAACAGCAAGCGACGCGGCGCGTGTAAGTGTATTCCTTCACGGCGGAAACTACACGGGAAGCACGACCGACAACGCACGGATTAAAGTAATCGATAAACGTAACTAATTATGGAATTAGAACAAAATTTGATATTGAACATACCGTTTGACGAAGCCAACGGCTCGCAAACAGCCTACGACTTCGCACAGAACCGCCATGACGCAACGGTAATAGAAAGCAGTTTTGTAACCGGGAAGCAAGGTAATTGCATCCATTTCGACGGCAAAGGACGCGCCGAAATAGATAGTAATATAGTAACGCTTTCGGGAAACTTCACTATCCTCGCATGGCTAAAAAGCATCCTTTTTGAAGACGGCTTTACAGGAACGCGGATAGGTTTGTTTTGCAACACAGACCAAACCGAAAACGGCTACCGGGAAGCATGGATAGACATAGAGCCGGGAAGTTGGGGCTACTTTGTCATACGGAAAGCAGGAAACCAAGTTAGGCTGTACTTAGATACGCAGCTTATAGAAACGGTGGTACTTCCTTCCACGCTAACGGGAATTGCGTTGGTGCAAGACGTTTATAGTACAGGCTACGGCTTCGGGGATTTGGACGAACTGAAAATATACAATGTTGCGTTAAGTGAAGCCGAAATAGCGGAAGAACTAAACAGCATTTCGCAGCTTGAATACTTTTTGAACGGTGTAAACTTCAAAGAGTTTGACCTGCATGTAGAAAGTTCTACCGGAGTGCTTGACCTTCCGAAGTTAAAAACGCCTGCTTCCGTGGATTGGGCAGACTATCACGGCAAGGTTATAGACTTGACAGCAAAGCGATACCAAGAAAGGGAAATAACGTTGAACTGTTGGCTAAGGGCAACCGGAAAGATGGACTTCACGGAGCGCGTAAACAGACTGTACGAGCATTTCAGACAAGACGGAACGCAACGGCTTATGATTTCAATACACCCGACCAAGCCGTTAGTTTTTGAGGTATATTGCGAAGACGGGGTAGCACCCTCGAAGCGTTGGCACGATGATAAGATGATAGGAACTTTCGCTTTGAAGTTGAAAGAACCCGACCCGGTTAAACGGGTGGTAAGGCATCAGCGGCTGAACGCTTCAAACGCGGAACTTACGATAGAGTTCAAAAGCGACAAGATGGTTAATGTCTATTGGGGGGACGGCACGATAAGCGAAGATGTTTACGGGGATTGTACCGGGAAAAACGCTTTGAAGCATACCTACGCAGAAGACGGAATATATTACGCCATTGTAGGCGGAGTAATTGAGGAAATAACAGACTTCGACACGAACGGCATTATAGTATGGAACAAATTGTAATTATAAAGGCAGACGGGACAAAAATACCGTTATTCAGCCGGAAGAATGCAAGCTGTGTAAGCAAGGCGGCGCAAAAAACCGCCTTGCTTTCGGAAGATATTGTAAGCATTTCCCTAACTTCCGCTGTCCCTTTGAATTTTGGTATAGGCGACCACATACTACTATACGGGAAACCGTACAAGTTGAATCAACTGCCCGAACCGACAAAAGAAGGGGAACGCCGTTACACCTACGATTTGAAGTTAGAAGGATTGCAGTACGATTTAATCGATGCACACTACCATTTGCCCGAAGATGCATACGGGGAAACCTATTATTCAGACCTTGCAGGGCATTTGCAGGTTTTGATGTGGAACATAAACCGCATCTTTCCGGGTAAGTGGGTTTTGGGAGAATACCCGGAAAACACGGAATACAAGAACATTACCAATTCCGGGAAAAACTGCCTTCAAGTCGTACAGGAACTTTGCAGCAATTACGGGGTAGAGTTTGAGATAACTACCGATGGAAAGAAATACACGCTCAATTTCAAAGCGAAAGTAGGAATAACACACACTTTTACTTTGAAGTATGGGCGCGGATTAGGTCTATACAAGCTGCAACGAAAGAACGTAAACAATTCCGGGATAGTAACACGGCTTTTTGTTTACGGAGGTACGGAAAATTTAAGGAGCAACTATGGACATACCCGGCTGTGCCTTCCGGGAACTACGCGCCTTACTTCATATATTGACGATGAAAACGCCATCGCGTTATACGGTGTCAAAGAGGGAGAAAAGGTTTACGACATAAAGCCGCAGCGCGTGGGTACGGTTACAGCTTTGGGCGCAGATGTTATCACATTCGCGGACAACACGATGTTTGATTTGAACGCGAAAGAACCGGACGGGAAAACTACGAAATACCTCATAGGCGACACAAGCGCGAAGATAAAGTTTGAAAGCGGTGGACTTGCAGGTTACGAGTTTGACATGCATAGTTACGACCACGCTACAAAGACTTTCGTTATAAACAAGTTCCAAGACGAAAACGGTACGGTATTCCCGTCGGAAACTTCGGCTGCTTTTCAAATAGCAGTAGGCGACAAATACAGCATTTCGGACATACGGCTACCGGATGAATACATAGAAAAAGCCGAAAAAGATTTGGAAGAAGAAGGGAGCAAATACCTCCCGACCGTCAGCCAGCCGCAAGTAAGCTACAAACTTGAACTTACCGAAGGCTTCTTTATCAAGATGTGGGGCAAAGAGATTGAAACGGAGGTGCTGCACGTCGGGGACTTTATAAAGGTTGAGGATGAGCAAATAGGCGTGAACAAAGCCGTAAGGATTACGCAGATTGAACGCGACCTGTTGAAGCCGCACAGCTACGACATCACGCTGAGCGACACCATAACCAAAACTACGACCGTGCGCGTTTGGAACGAATTGCAGGAGATAGACGAAGTTATCAAGATTAACAAACTCGCAGACCCGGCAAAGGCGCGGCGCAGGTGGAAAGCTACGCAGGAACTTCTAAACATGGTATTCGACCCGGAAGGCGACTATTACAGCGAGAAGATAAAGCCGCTTTCCATTGAAACGCAGATGTTGAGCGTAGGGGCGAAAAGCACCCAGTTCACGCTGCAAAACATCATATTCCAACCCAACTACGGAGGGGACGCGAATACACTTTACGTTTCAAACGGTACGCTCGTGCATTACGCGATAGACCCCGACGGCTTGAAGTATTGGGCTTTGGAAGGGGCTACATTTTCCCGGCTTACTCCGGCGGCGGCATTTTACATTTACGCGAGGTGTCCGATAAACGGAGATACGGGAAACATTATACTTGTAGAAGGAGCAAGAACGGTAGATGAAGAAGCCGGATATTACAATTTCCTTATAGGCGTGCTTAATTCGGTGGTAACGGACGCAGGAGGGAAGAATCCGGGGCGGCTTGTAAGCCTTACTTATGGAAGCAGCACCATAAACGGACGTTTCATCCGTACAGGGCGCATCGAAAGCAGCGGCGGCGGTAAGTGTTACTTCGATTTGGATAACGACGAAATAGGCGGCGTTATAAAATTCGTGAAGAACGACGGCACGATAGTAAACGTTACGGACGTTGATGACAAAGCCAACGAGGTAAAGGACTATATAAACAACACTTTGCCCGGCATATTGAACGAAATGCAATCGCAGTTAGACGGGCAGATAGAGCAATTTTTTGAAGAATATGACCCTACTACAAGCAACGCACCGGCGAATAGTTGGAATACCACGCAGTTAAAAGATGAGCATTTGGGCGACCTCTTTTATAACACGACTACGGGCAAGGTTTTCCGTTGGGTGAAAAACGGGAATACTTACAGTTGGCAGGAATTGCAGGACAGCGAAGTAGCGCAAGCGTTGGCACTTGCTAACGATGCTTTGAAACTTGCAGGAACGAAACGGCGCATATTCGTATCAACGCCTACGACACCCTACGACGTTGGCGACTTGTGGGTACAAGGCAGTACAGGCGACATCATGCGTTGCAGAACCGCGCGAGCTTCCGGCAGTTACAACGCCGCAGATTGGGTAAAGGCATGCAAGTACACGGACGATAGCGGACTAACCAACTTTATAAACAACAACTTCAATCCGACCGTAAACGATTTGACGAACCAAATAGACGGGAAAATAGAAAGTTGGTTTCAGACTTCCGACCCGGCAAGCGCATGGACTACTACGGCTTTGAAGAAGAAGCACGTAGGCGATATGTGGTACAGTTCAACTACCAAGCTATTAAAGCGGTATAGTTCATCTTACGCATGGGTTACGATAGAAGACCAAAAAGCCATAGACGCATACGAAGCGGCAAGCAAGGCACAGGACACGGCGGACGGGAAACGGCGCGTGTTTGTTTCCACGCCGAAGCCGCCATACGACATCGGCGACCTTTGGCTCACAGGCGGAAAAGCAGACGGAATTTTGAAACGGTGCATAACCGCACGAGCTTCGGGAAGCTATGTTGCTAACGATTGGGTAGAAGCCGTTTACTACGACAACACAAAGACCACCATAGACGGCGGGATAGTAACAGCCGGAACGGTGCAGCTTGCAGGAAACGACCAAAGCATCAAAGCCGGTATAACCGGAGAAGGCACGGCGGACACAAGCGTAAGGTTTTGGGCAGGGGCAAGCAAAAGCAACAGGGCTACCGCTCCTTACCGGGTATTACAAGACGGAAGTTTTGTAGCCACCAAAGGGACGATAACCGGAACGATTTATGCCAACGCCGGAACGATAGGCGGTTTTGCGATTGCAAGCGGAAGAATCGGCGTAGCTTCGTCTTCGGGGGCAACAACCGGAAGCGGATTTTCTTTGTATAGCAGCTTTATAAAGTTTTCCGACTCTTACCGTTGGGCTTCCATAGGTACAAACGTGCTTCCATCTTCAGCGGGAATTGTTGGAGTTGGACGATTTACAAACAATACGCCTAATTATTACGGGACTAACTACGGAATACTTATCAACGTTTCCGGCGCAAACACTAATATAGGAATAGTAAGCAACGGCGCAATAGTGAGTAACAGTTACATCGTAGATTACGGGATAGCCAAATTAACTCCATCTACTAATAATTGCCTTGTTCCGGGCGATGCTACGAAACCTACTTTGTTCAAGTTGATGCCGAGGTTTATTTACAGCAATTCGGGTATAGGATTGCCAAGACGTGACTCCATTTGTACCGTATTGGGCATAAGCAATTCTACGGCGTTTGCGGTGCGTATAGTCATCATTTGCGACCGAACAAGTACGCAAACCGGTTACGTTTGTGGTAGAAATCAATTCGTAAAGAACAGTTCGGGAGGCAACGCAATGGACAGCAACTATTATCCGTATATGTTGGATAACAACGGAAACAACAACATGAACAAATGGAATATGGCGAAGGGAGATATACGCGAGTTCCTTTTAGTTTGGAACGGCAGCAGCAGTTACTATGCATACGTCTTAGCCATGAGGGAATAACTTAAATTCACGGAAGAAAGTGCGTAATACGTCGAATTTCACGGCTTCGGCGTACAAACACTTCGCCAACACTTAGCGAGCGTATCAATTTAATACAACTTATAGATACTTTTGTAGGACATAGTAAAAAGATAAAGTTATGCAAAACAGAAACGGCGACTTAGTAAGCGCACAAATATCGGTAGCCGGAACGGTGGACTTTTCCGGCGGCAACTTCAAGATGGACACGCCTTTTTGCTTGAAGAACGACGGCGAAACGGCGGTAGTGCTTGAAGTGAACCTTTGGGGAATGCCCGAAGGCAAGTTCATCAGCACACGGTTTGAAACCGGGTGGAATCCCGAAATCATACGAGAGATAAAGAAAACGAGTTCAGCAACCGCCCTTGTTTGGGGCTATTAAAATTATAGTCATGGGTATATTTATTGGAATAGGGAATACAAAACCGGCTTTCCCTTACGATTATTATTACGGAGTGCAAATCAACGTGAATGTAGCAGACCCGGCATTAACAAGGGTTGGGCGACCGGAATTGCACGTTACGCTGCCGGTACAGTCATTGATGCGCCGTTGCTTGATTAACGACAGCGGAGAGGTGGTAACATACTTGCACCCTACCGACAGCACGAAAACCGACACGGGAGCAACGGCAGACCTTACCGGAACAACCGGGCAAGTAATGGTAGAGATACCCAAGCACTACCGTAAATTCGAGTTTGACGGAACGACGATAACCGCACTTATTTCATTGTACAACCTTCCGGGCTTCCATGAAGTGCCGAAGATGTACAGAAGCGCATACGAAGCGACCATAGACCGCACAGCGAGCGCAACCCCGAAACTTGCAAGCGTAGTAAACAAGACGGCTAATTTCAGAGGTGGGAACAACAACGCGGAATGGGATAGCACATATAGAAGTCTGTTAGGACTTCCGGCAACCGCTACGAGCCTTACCAACTTCCGAAAGTACGCACGCAACAGAGGGGAAGCCGGGCTTAACGGTTGCGGTTGGAATTGCGACCTGTACGCTGCGCAGCTTGCGACATATTGGCTTTACGTCATTGAGTACGCAAACTTGAATTGCCAAGCCGCATATAACGCAGAACCTACAAGCGAAGGGTACAAGCAGGGAGGATTAGGCAACGGCGTTACCACATTGAACGCTACGAAGTGGAACGCATACAACGGCTATTACCCGTTCATACCTTGCGGCACTACAAACAGTTTAGGAAACCGAACCGGCGTTGTTGAGTTCACGATGCCGGACGAATACGACACGGGAGTAGTTACCAAAGTAAGCGTACCTTCTTACAGGGGCATAGAAAACCCGTTCGGGCATTTGTGGAGTTGGACAGACGGATGCAAGTGCGAGATACAGAGCGAAGCGGACGGAGCAAAATCGAAATTCTACGTTTGCGATAACCCGGCTAAGTTCCAAGACAGCAGCTATAACGACTATGATTTGCGCGGAGAGTTGCCGAGAAAAGAGGGCTACGTTAAACGCTTGATGGTAGGCGAACACGGCGACATCATGCCGATGGAGGTAGGCGCAAGTTCTACGACCCACTTTGCGGACTACTTCTATACCAATATACCGGCTTCCGGCGCGGCTATGAGGGGTGTGCTTTTCGGCGGTTTCGCGAATAACGGCGCGACTGCCGGGCTTGCGTGTGCGAATGCGCATTACACGGCTTCGTCTTCGTCTGCGCACATCGGCTCCCGGCTTTGCTTTATCCCCGAATAGCGACACGTCACGGAACGAGCGACAGAAACACGCCCCAACCGCCGCGCCATTATTGGCGGTTGGGGTTGGAAAAAGAAACGTATAATACATTCAGTTATGAACGAGAATAACAAGACACAGCAAACAACGGCGGAAGATGACGGAAGTTTGTCGTTTTTAGCAATACCGCAGGACGAAGCAAACAAACATTTCAACTGCCGGGAAACGACACAGCAGAAGTTAATCAACCTCACGTTTTGGGTGTGCGACTTCATAGACGGAGTTAAAACGAAGTTCGGCGCGGAACGCTTTTTAGTGAAGATAAAGAGAAACCGCGATGACAAAGACAGCGAAGCCGAAAAGTTCTTTACCAATTCGAGCGAAATAAAGTACGTTTTGAGGGAAATCAAGAAACGCAACGCATTTCCGCGCCGGGTAACGATGAGGGCAAGCGGCACACGCTATTACTTTGAGTGAGAAAATAAAAGGTTGTTTGTTCTTCGGGTGTGCTTTTCGGCGGTAACGCGAATAACAGCGCGAATGCCGGGCTTGCGTATGCGAATACGAATAACACGGCTTCGAATACGAATGCGAACATCGGCTCCCAGCTATACTGATACTTTTTGTAAAGTTTATAAGGACAAAGACCTCGCCGAGAAAAAGGCGGAAAACAGTAAACATTAACGGGATTTGGTAGGGAAACCGAAGAACCCCGACTAATCAGCAAAGCAAGCTATGCAAAGGTTAGGAAACTTATACGATAGGATAATCAGTTTAGAGAACTTACGGCTCGCAGACCAAAGAGCGCGTAAGGGAAAACTTAACACCTACGGCGTAAAGGTGCATGACCGACACGCCGAAGAAGACCTTTTGACTTTGCACGAAGCGTTGAAAGCAGGAACTTACAAGACTTCGGAATATAGCACATTCTTTATATATGAACCGAAAGAGCGTGAAATTTTCAGATTGCCGTACTTTCCCGACCGCATTGTACACCACGCAGTAATGAACATCTTAGAACCTGTATGGGTGTCAGTATTCACGGCGGACACTTACAGTTGCATCAAGGGGCGAGGAATACAGGCGGCAGCGGATAAGTTGCGGAACGTGATAGACCGGGATAAGCCCGGCTGTGCGTATTGCCTGAAAATTGACATACGCAAGTTTTACCCTTCCATAGACCACGACATACTGAAAAGGATTGTACGCAGGAAGATAAAGGACACACGGCTACTTACACTTCTTGACGAAATCATAGACAGCGCGGACGGTCTTCCGATAGGTAACTACCTAAGCCAATTCTTAGCAAACCTCATGCTCGCCTATTTTGACCATTGGGTCAAGGAGGTAAAGCGCGTAAGGTACTATTTCCGTTATGCCGATGATATTGTAGTATTGCACAGCGAAAAAAGGTTTTTGCGCGGTCTGCTTGCGGATTTTGAAAGCTACCTTTCCACACGGCTATGTTTGGAAGTCAAAGACAACAAACAGATTTTCCCGGTAGCCAAAGACCATAAAGACAGTACAAGACGCGGCATTGACTTTTTGGGGTACGTGTTTTACCACAACGAAACGCGGTTACGAAAAAGCATCAAGCAGAATTTTTGCCGTAAGGTAGCCAAGTTGAAAAAGCGGAAAAGACCGGTTACGGAAGCAGAGTTCAAGCAAGCCGTAGCGTCGTGGTGGGGTTGGGCGAAACACAGCGATAGCGAGTATTTTATTAACAAGTTAAACAAGATTGCACCGTATGAAATCAAATTCAAACGTTAGACCGGCTATTATCCAAGATTTGGGTAACGGGTCATACCATTATAACTACAACGTCGTGGAAAGGACAGTAGAAGACGAAGAAACAGGCGAAAAGACGGTTTACGACTACGATACTGTGCAGGTGTGGGAAAAGCCGACATACGACAACCTTACACGTGCCATTATCCGAAGCGAGTTAGACGAAACCGAAGAATTTTCTTTGATTAACGACTACTACGCCGCGCAGTTGGGGATAGAAACGGACGATGACCGTAAGGCTAAGGCGGTATCCGACTACAAGGCTTACCTCCAACACGTTGCGGACATCAAGCAGATGGTAAGGGCAGACCTTGCTACGGCAGGGTTGGACGAAAGCGCATAAGGCTATGGAAACATTGAGCGAAATAGTAAACGTGATTGTCGGGGTTGTCGCTTCACTCGGAGGAATAAGCCTTATTAAATTCCTATTCTTCATGAAGCCCGAAAAGCGCAAGGCACAGGCGGAGGCCGGGCTAAAAGAAGTTGAAAAAGAGGAACGAGAGTTAGGCGTAATGAAAAAACTCGTAGAAAGTTTGCAGCAGCGAATAGAACAGCAAGACCAGAAGATAAAGGAGCTTAATGGGCGGATGGATAAGCTGTATGTTCAGTTACACGAACAGGAGCGAGAGAATAACGCCCTCATTCGAGAAAACAACGAATTGCGGCTTGCTTTGAAAGAAGCGGAATATAACGTATGTGTACGCCCGGACGATGAATGCTTCAAAGGACGGTTGCCGAAGCGAACTTATTGCAGGTTGAAAAAACTTGCGCAAGGCGACTATGATGCTTTCTATAAGGACAACGACGACACGGAAGAAGAAACCGATAATAAGACCGGGAACAATGAGGATAACGGAATACTTGAAAAGTCTGATAAGGGCTAACAGCTTTGACAGCAGCAAGAGTTTCGCCCTTGTGCTTTCCGTGTTGGTTGGCGCATTGATTGGGCTTTGTGTTTGCTTCTGCCTTGTGTGGGATGTGTGCAGTAACGGACATTTGGAAACCGACCTCGAAGGGTTGGGGATATTCCTGCTTTGTACTGGTGCGTTCATGGCAGGGGGCGGAGTAAACAAAGCCCTTTCAGAGCGGAAAAAGACTTTGAATAAAGACGGAGGTATTAACAACAAAAAGGATTAAGCTATGGCAAAGATTGAGATTTTAGCACCGTTCATTTTGAGTTGGGAAGGCGGATTTTCAAACCACCCGAATGACAAAGGAGGGGCTACCAACAAGGGCGTAACTATTGCCACATGGAAGCAGGTAGGTTACGACAAAGACGGCGACGGGGATATAGACGTAAGCGACTTGCGGCTCATTACCGAAGAAGACGCAGTAAGCCGGGTAATGAAACCCCACTATTGGGATAGGTGGAAAGCTGACCGGATAGAAAGCCAATCAATAGCAAATATAGTGGTTGATTGGGTATGGGGAAGCGGAAAGCACGGAATTACGGGAGTGCAAAAACTGTTGGGGGTGACGATGGACGGCATTGTAGGGGAAAAGACCTTAGCCGCCATCAACGCGCAAGAGTCGCACGCACTTTTCGACCGTATCAAACAGGCGCGCGTAGAGTTCATCGAAAATTTGGTAAGGCGCAACCCGTCGCAAAAGGTTTTCCGCACCGGTTGGTTGCGCAGGCTTTCATATATCAACTACGGAAGTCTTACGTACAACGCTATACCGCCTACAAAACATTCATTCACGGAAAGATAACCAAAGACGTATGAAATGGATAGGATATATTATATTGTGGATTTTCCTGCCGATATTGATATCCGGGTGCAGTTCAACACGGAAAACTGTAAAAGGAACGTCAGAAACGAACGTAGCCGCCACGCAGGAAACAGAAAGCCGGGAAACAGAAAACCGTTTGGCGGAAGTGATAACCGCTACCGAAACAAACGACCGTACAAACGTGGTTATCGAGTTCACGAGGACGGAATACAACGACGGGAGTACGGAAACAACGGCAGAACCTGCCGGGCAGACTTCCGGCACGCCGGAGCAGAACCGGGAAGACCGGCACAATCCGAAAGCCGGGAAAAAAGGCGGCATAAAGTCAGTTACCACCGGACGGATAAACATCAACGGCGACAGGACGGAAGCGACTACGACGACACGGAACGAAGCGAGCCAAAAGGCTACGGACACAAATGTAGGAACGGACATAACGGCAAGCCGGACAGAAAGCCAAGAAGCGGAAGAAAAGAAAACACCTAAAACGGGCTTCCTTGATTGGATTTTCTTAGCCGGGATAGTCGCAGCTTGCGCCGCCGGGATTACATACGCTATCCGGCGCAGAAAGTAGGAAGTAAGAAAGCAAAAAAGTACCCGAAAAAGCAAATTCGGGTACTTTTTCGGGTACTTAATTCTTAACTTGCTGATATTCAGCGTTAGCAGCGGAGAGAGAGGGATTCGAACCCCCGGAGGTGTTACCCTCAACGGTTTTCAAGACCGCCGCAATCGACCACTCTGCCATCTCTCC